CCGACTGGATTAATGTTCACGGCCATCTACACTACGGGCGCGTTCTTCTTCCTAATAAGCAGGTTGACAAACGTTATGTCTGCGTCAGCGTAGAAATGACAGACTATAAACCCGTTACACTAGAATGGATCCGAGCTCAAATTTAATTCTTGACAATAGCCTCTATGCATGCTAGTATAGAGGCTATTAGGAGATCTGGACATTAATATTTTCATTCTTGACGATGACCTTGATAAATCAGCGGAGTATCATGTCGATAAGCATATCGTCAAGATGCCCCTAGAGGCGGCGCAAATGTTGTGTGCCAACTACTGGATTATATCCACAATAGGCCCTACTCCGCGTAAAATTACGCCAGTAGAGCTAGCAATTATTAAAGCCCGGCTAAGTCCCGACTTCTACGGTATCTCGCACTATAACCACCCCTGCACGGTATGGGCGCGTTCTAGTCAACAAGCTCACGAGTACCTAATGTGCTATGCGTATGCTCTTAACGATGAATACGGTTATCGCTACGGTAAATCGCACAAGTCTATCGCAGTTATTAATAGGCTTCCCGAACTTCAATATACCGGACTTTATACTCCGCCCGCACAAGCTATGCCTGACGAGTACAAGCGCGATGATGCCGTAGCCGCTTATCATGCTTATTATCAAGGCGCAAAATCACATATAGCCTCCTGGAAATTTAGAGAAAGACCTCCGTGGTATGAAATTATTTCGTAAGCCTGTAATGATGGAAGATGAGGGAAGACATTTCTATATAGGGGAGTTCACACAAGAAGAGCTAGATAAGTTCTTCGAGGAACTAACGTATTTCAATAGAGGAGACTTTTATGTCGTCTAAGCTAACTCCTACTGAGCTAGAGTTCGTTAATAGAATTACTACATCACTATTAAACTCCCGTACATGTACATTTAATAGTGATGGTGTTACTCTATCCAACAAGATGTGTTCTATTGATAAATCCCGCGTACTAACTAAAGACCTCTACACCTATTATTTAAAAGGTACTGAGTTTAAAACTTATTATGAGGACTCTGACGTATATTATATGTTTCAACAAGGCCTAGCAGGCCGCTGTTCTGATGAAAGAAAAGCCAAAGAGGCTGAATTAAGGAAAGCACTAGATGCAAACGCTAGCTGAAGTAATGGGCCTGCCTGGGTGGTCGGACTATGATCTACCACGTATGACCCCTGAACGCATGACCGAGCTACTAGATATTATCGGGGACGGTAATGTTGGGTGGGTTACTCTTGCGCAGTATACCGAGCAGGACGGAAGTATCTCTCGGCGTGGGCATATTCTAATTTCTCCGGCTGGAATGGATAATATCCGTGAGTATAAGAAGATGCACATTCTATGACACGGCAAGAAGCTCAAATATCTACATTTCAAAAACTGTATGGTAAAAAAGCAGACTATGCAATTTATGACGGACTAGACCTTAAAATAACTAAGCTATATGGATTCTTCCCACCACTATATACAGGAGTTATTATAAATGAGAGTAATAACGCCGAGACAGATAGTAGAGAGTGAGTTTGACGGACTTATTCGCCTAGTAAATAACATCTTTGTTGTTAATAAAAATAAAGATAATTATATTAAGCTAGGTATGCGTCTTTCAGAATTTATGGGAATTATGGAAGGACATGGCGAATACGTGAAAGAGCGCCTTGCGGGCTGTAAAACTCTATGTGCAGATATGACCGAAGTCGTCATTGACCCTAAAGAGATCGAAACTATTATTCGAGATAGTTTCTACACGGGCCCAATTTCAGGCTCTACAGAAAGACTAACCAAGGCTCTAGTAGAATATATGGAGAAACTATGAAAATTAAGGAACATGCACAATTCCTAGCACTAAAGAGTCAGATTGAGCCTGAACGCGGGCTAGTGCAAGTTCCTGGCGGCTACGGTGAAACCAACTTACGCTCAACTGAAGTACGTTGGGTTCACCGAGCCGAGTTTCCTCATGTGTTCAACATTATGCAAGAATATGGCCGCCAAGCCCAGGAAAGTCTAGGGATCACAAAGGTTCTTATGATCAAAGATAGTATTCAGATCTCTACGTATTACCCTGGAGACTTCTATGGCTGGCACAAAGATGGACGTGAAATGTCATGTTCTCTACTTCTTTCAAATAAATTTACTGGTGGAAGGTTAGAGTTCCGCGATCGCGGTCCATTGTTACGTGATGTTGGCCAAGCCATATTCTTTCCTAATATTGAACATCGGGTAAAGCCCGTTCGCAGCGGAGTGCGTGACTCCATGGTAGTGTGGTGGCGATGACTAGAGACCAAATTGTGGCACTGTTAGATGAAGCAGTTAAGCTGCATAATGAAACAATGAGATATTATGAAGGGCACGACTACTTAGGCGAATTAGAGTTCTATATTCCCAAATTCAGTGCTGAGGGCGAGTATAGGGGACTTGGGCGTGGAATTGAGCTCGATTGGAGCGCTATTGGATTGGGACCTGCACTAGTATGATTATTATAAGTGGAATTACGTTCTATTTGGCAGTAGGCTTTTTTCTATCCTTCATCCATACGTACGCTATGACAAAAGAAGATACTCTAGCAGAGTTTCTAGGGATGATGCTAGTTTGGCTTCCAGTTTGGGTTATTAAAGCCTCTTTCGGCTCAGTGCGACTTCTAGTAAGGGCGGTATCAGGTGACTGAGTATATTCCAGGAGTTACCCCCACTAAAGGTGGCTTTACGACTTTTAAACCTGAGGTTATTTGTAGTCAACCTACCCCAACCCCTTTTATTCCTGCAGGACTAAAATATGATGGCGAAAAGCCCCGAATGGAGCTTTTACCTCCTAGAGCTCTTAAGGAAACTGCACGAGTTCTAGCGTTTGGTGCTAAGAAATATGCCCCAGATAACTGGAAAAAGCTCGATAATCTTCATAAGCGATATATTGGTGCGGCTCTTCGTCATATTAATGATGATAACATCGCACCCGGACATATTGACGAAGAAAGTGGCCTAGATGGCATTGCACATGCTATTTGTTGTCTAATGTTCATTCTAGAGAAGCGGCTAGAAGATGCTGAAAAGCCTCTTGACTCTGCAGCTTAAAAGACTTAAACTGTTTAAATAAGGAGATAGATATGGACTTTAGTTTTCTAAACAAAGTTATAGAGCTATATAAGCCTTCATTCGAGGCCTACATTAAGGACAAGTCCGTACCTATTGAAGATCGTTGGGCTAGCTTTCTAACGGCTCCATACTCTATAAAAGAGCATGAATGCTACGGTACAGATCTTTTACTAGACGGTAAAGACATTAACTGGTACGATGATTTTGGAGTAGAACGTTACCAAACAGTTACTGCGGATCTTATCCTCGATTGGCTGTATGGTCGCGAAGATGATGATGGAGCCGTTATTTCTGATACAGTTATTAATGACATGAAGGAGCAGATCCTTCAGAAAAACCTAGGGGGCTTTGAGTACGACCGGTGAAAAAAGGTATCAAAACTAAAGACCACGAAAAGCTCACTCATACTAATATTGAATATGTTATCAAGCTTCTAGAGGATAAGCAGCCTATTACTAAGAAAGCTGCTTGTGAAATTCTTAATATCTCATACAATACTACCCGACTAGGTAAGATTATTGATGAGTACAAAGAAAATAAAGCTTACGAAGCCTCTCGTCGTGAAAAGAACCGTGGTAAGCCCGCTGAGTCTCACGAAATTAATACAGTTATTGAGCTTTACCTACTAGGTGAGCCAGTAAGTGATATTTCTAAAAGGCTTTATCGCTCACCGCAGTTTGTTTCGGCTATCATTGAACGCATCGGCGTGCCAATCCGTCCCACAGGGGACGACTGGCATCGTAAGGCGCAGCTGCCCGAACAGTGCCTTTCGGATACTTTTACAATCGGACAGATTGTTTGGTCCGCTAAGTATCATGCGTCTGCGAAAATTCTAGCAGTTTATGATGAAGCCTACTACCGAACACATCCTGGTATGAGCCGCGTCGACTACGAAGTAGTTAATGGGTGCCCCTGCTACAAGATTCACGTTAAAGAGAAGCTTGAAGATGTTCCAGGTAGGTTTGCAACTGTTCAGACCGGGGGCTTTTTTGCGTCGCAACTAGCGTACGATCTTGGCTCACTAGAACATCTAAAACAATACGGAGTGGAGCTAGAAAAACTATGAAACATTTTACACTAGAAGCAGCAATTGAATACTACCCAGATAACCCAGAGTGGCTCGCAGAGTGGCTCGCAAACCTAGCAGATACTCTAGGGTACGCGGAAAGTCACGTTAACGTTGTTTATCATAATGATAACATGACGGGGGCCGCTCTAATGATAGAGGGCTATATCGTTGTCACCCTAGTTGATGGGTATCTACTAAATCTTCACGTGGCAACTAATGAAGTAATTAATCGACAAGCTCTGTATAACGAGCTAGAATACCTCAATCCAGCTAGTATCACTACTAAGTTTCTGGACTATTCCTACGCAAGAACAACAGTTATGTAAGGAGCTTACATGTACGACCTACTACTATATATTGGACGGTTTCAGCCGTTCCACAATGCCCATCTAGAGACTGTTATGCGAGCCTCGAAAATGGCTCATAAGGTACTTATTATTGCAGGGTCAGCGTATCAGCCCCGTACCTACAAGAATCCATGGACTACAAGAGAGCGAGTTTTAACAATTGAGAATGCTTGCGCAGATGCTAGACTAGCGAACGTAACTGTAGTCGCTAACCGCGACTCCATGTACAACGATCAAGCATGGATTCAACGCGTTCAGAAACTTTCAGCATACCATGGTACCGGTAAAATTGGTATCATCGGGCATAAAAAGGACGACAGCTCTAGCTACTTAGATATGTTTCCTCAGTGGGACTACGTTCCCGTCGAACTAATCGAGCCACTAGATGCTACTAAGGTACGTGAGCTGTACTTTAACGAGCGTTGCAACATGAACTTTATTAAGCATGTAGTACCTCGCTCCGTATACGTAGCGCTAGAACATTGGCAGTCTAATCCTAGCTACGCTCAGGTTATTGCCGAACGACGCGCTAATGAGGCTTATAAAGCCCAGTTTTCTACGTTGCCTTACCCGCCTATCTTTGTTACTGCGGACCCCGTAGTATTTTGTGCGGGGCACGTCCTTCTAGTAGAACGTGGTAAGATGCCAGGGAAGGGACTTCTAGCTTTGCCAGGTGGCTTCGTTAACGCTAACGATTCTAGTATAGAATCGGCTATGCTTCGCGAATTAAAGGAGGAGACTAATATTAAAGTCCCTGTTCCAGTTCTACGGGGTTGTATTAAATCAAAGCATGTATTTGATCACCCAGATCGTTCGGCTCGTGGTCGTACTATTACCCATGCTTTCAATATAGTGTTGAATGATACTGAAATGCCTAAAATTAGGGCAGCAGACGATGCTGCTAGGGCTTTCTGGCTACCGTTTAACCAAATTAATTCGGAGTGGCTATTCGAGGACCACTACGATATTATCCAGTATTTCCTCGGACGTTGAAGGAGTTTCACGTGAGCATTATTTTAAATACCGATAGCTACAAGTACAGCCAGTATAATCAGTATCCTCCGGGCACTACAGCCGTTTATTCATACATTGAAAGCCGCGGCGGCCGATTTGATGAAACGGTCTTTTTTGGCCTGCAAATGTTTATCAAGCAGTATCTGCTAAAGCCTATTACGGCTGCTGACATTGATGAGGCCGAAGAACTTATTACGGAACACGGGCTGCCGTTTTATCGTGAAGGGTGGGAGTACATCCTAAATGAATACGGTGGCTATATGCCTGTCACTATTCGTTCGGTTCCAGAAGGTACTGTTGTACCTGTACATAATGTGCTACTAACTATCGAAAACACAGACAAGAACTGCTGGTGGGTTACTAGCTTTCTTGAGACGGCACTACTACGTGCTATTTGGTACCCAACTACTGTTGCTACTAATAGCCGCGAAACTAAGCGCATTATTCTAGAAGCTCTAGAAATTAGTGGTGATCCTAGTACTATTGGATTCAAGCTGCACGATTTCGGTTCGCGTGGTGTGTCTAGTAAAGAAAGTGCAGGTATTGGTGGTCTAGCACATATTGTTAACTTTCAAGGCACTGATACCATTGAGTCTTTAGTATACGCTAAGCGCTATTATAGCCATAAGGGCGCTGCTGCTTACAGTGTGCCAGCAATGGAACACAGCACGGTCACTAGCTGGGGTCGTGCACGAGAGTCTGATGCCTACCGTAATATGATTAACACCTATGGCGCTCCTGGGGGTATTGTTTCTATCGTTAGCGATAGTTATAATATTTACGAGGCTTGTGCTATCTTTGGCACAACCCTTTATGCTAGCATCATTAATAGTGGTGCCAAGCTAGTTGTTCGTCCTGATAGTGGCCACCCAGCAACTGTTGTACTAGAGTGCTTATATATTCTAGAGCAATTCTTTGGTTCTGAGCTTAACGCTAAGGGCTACCGAGTTCTAAATAATGTAGGCGTTCTACAGGGCGATGGCATCAACATTGATAGTATTCACGAAATTCTAGATGCTATCATGGCCGAAGGTTTCTCCGCAGACAATATTGTATTCGGTCAAGGTGGCGCGCTTCTACAGATCGTTAACCGTGATGACCAGAAGTTTGCTATGAAATGTTCGGCTGCACTAGTAGACGGCACTTGGGTAGAAGTTTACAAAGATCCTATTACGGATACTGGTAAGCGCTCTAAACGAGGTCGTGTTACTCTTTATTTTGATGAAGGCCGGGGCTTCTATAGTGGCGTCGAAGATTGGCAGAAAGATGCGCTAGTCACTAATTATGTTAATGGCAAGCACATCACGGACTATAATCTAGAGTCAGTAAGGGCTCTAGCGGCCCTTTAAATAAGTCTTGACTTTGTTCCCTCTTTTTGATATTATATTCAAAGAGAGGGAATTAAGATGAGGATTTATAAACAAGAGGTTCCTTTCGAAGGAGTTTCTACTATTCCTAAGTGCCTTTGTGTAGTAAAAGTAGCTATGCAGTATGGGCGTCCAACTGCCTGGTATATTCATGAAGACTTTGTTCAAAATAAAACTGTTGAATGGGTTTGGACAGGCCAAGAAACCAAGGGTCTCTACATTGATACACTATTCTATGATGAACTTGTTTGGCACCTCATTCAAAAATAGTTCTTGACTTTAGCCGCCCATTAAACTATACTATGTATTCAGTCGGCCAGAGTGCCACAAGCTGGTAAGCACACAGCAAACGGAGTGGAAATCTTCGACCAGTTTCATGCCGGGTTAGCCCAAAGGTAGAGGCAGCAGACTTAAAATCTGTTCAGCATCGGTTCAACCCCGATACCCGGTACCAATTACTGGCCTTTAAGGTATGGCGAAGCTGGCGATAAGCCCCGGAGCAAGATTATGGATTAGGCCTACGGGACCGAGCCATACGTTCTAAACATAGCAGGCAATGCTGCCCAGTAACTATGCCACGTTAGCTCAGCGGGAGAGCAACTCCTTTACACGGAGAAGGTCGTCTGTTCAATCCAGACACGTGGTACCATTTACGCTCGGTTATATCATTGGTAGAGACTTAGCTTTCGTTTAAGTTGTAAAAGGTTCGATTCCTTTACTGAGCTTCATTTTTCATCAACGGAGATTACTATGTACGCCTCTTTCACTAATCGTGGCATTCATGTGTTCACTAGTAATAACTTAGATCGCAAAGCATACGTAGGCGCTCGTAATTGGCGTCAGTGCCACAGCCCTGCCCGCGTTCCTACTATCCCTGTCCCTGATTTTGGAATTTAAGGAAACATAATGTATACAAAGAATGAACTAATTTACGGGTTTAACACCTGGATGGATAATTACATTAATGATCCAGAGAGCTTTGAAGCCTCTTTTAAGTCCGTAGACGGACACAGGGACGAACGAAATTATGGACAAAAATGTGTTGACTATATGGCAAAACTCCTGGATTAAGTATCTCTACTACCCCTTTGCTTGGCAGTTAATCTTTAGTAAGGGGGCTAATGAGTATTGGGAAAACTCTGTTACTGGGGAGCGTAGAGTAAAGCAAGAAGATTACGATAACGCAGGGCCTATTGATTACGAGTGGTTAGAGGCCACTCTTTAAAATAGTTCTTGACTTTGTTCGGTCTTTAAGTTTATACTGTTTAAACAATTGGGGGCGCTATATGGTATAGCATCTTGCTTTGCAAGCAGGAATGTGGGAGATCGTTACTGCCCGCCTCCACCAATATTTCTTAGCTAGGTCTCAGTTGAAGGCTAGGAATATTTAGAACTGAGCGTGGTCCCGTTTGTTGCATGGCGGGGCGATAACCATAGGGCGCTTTAGCTTTACATGCTTCCCAAATTACGGGTAGGTAAAGCTGATGGCTTCAGCAAAGGGCCTGTAAAGCCCTTCCTTTAAGGGAATGGATCGAAACCATACCTACCCTCCAATTGCTTCCATGGTGTAGTTGTAAACATGGATCGTTGCCAACGATTTGTCGAGAGTTAGAACCTCTCTGGAAGCTCCAATTCCCGAACGTGCCGGTAAGCGAACCGGAGGCCCTAATAGTTGCGACCCTTGTGGACAAAAACTAATGGACAAACAAAAGCTGGACTATCCTAGTAATAGGCGATGAATGCAATAAATCCAGTCTGACGCAAGTCTACGCAAAACACCTTCGGGTGCTGGTCGCAGCGAGGAAGTAGTCTATAGCGAGACAACCTGAGCTATAAAAATATGAATGGTCCGTGCATACGCCTTTGTTGAGGCTTCCTCCTAAGAAGGGAATATCAACTGGCTCGGAAGCGGCGAGCCACCGAATTTTTAGCAGAGAGAAAAGAAAATGAAAACGGTAACAGTAGTATTCGGCGACGGTAACTCTAGTAAGTACGACTATCTAGTAGGTGATGCCACACAGGTAGCTAAGGGCGACGTTGCCGTAGTGCACACGGGTGCTCGTAATGGCTTCAAGTTTGTAGTAGTAACTAATGTTCGCGCAGGTGTTTCAAAGAATGCAACTAAGACCCTAGTTACTGTTCTTAATGATTATGTACTTGATGCGTACCAGAAGCGCAATGCTGAAGTAACTAAGAAGCGCGAACTATTCGAGCGTCTAGATCAACTTGTTGAACTAGAGTACGAAAACAACAAGTACCGAGTTCTTGCTGCTATCAATCCTGAAGCAGCTAAGCTAATTGCTGAACTTGGTATGTAAGCCCCGTTGGCGGAACGGCAGACGCGCTAGTCTTAGGAACTAGTTCTTCGGAGTGAGGGTTCAAATCCCTTGCGGGGTACCATTTAAGGAACCAATGTTAAATACTGTAAATCAAGGTAGTATAGGATTATCTGCCGCAATATATAAACTAACTAGTTTAGGTTATACTGTTTCAGTGCCTCTTATTGATAATCAATGCTATGATTTAGTAGTTGATATTGCTGGTACGCTAAATAAAGTTGAAGTAAAATCTACGTCTGTAAACTCCAATAACGACAATTGGATAGTACAGATAAAAAGAGTTAGGTCCAATAAAACTGTTAATACCATATATAAATTTGATAATTTATCTGTAGATTATCTATTTATTTATACTATGGCTGGAGACTGTTACTTTATACCTGCTAGGGACGTAGATACTAAAAATCAGCTTACTGTTCCAGGTAAGTTTTTAAAGTATAAACTATAAAGGCAGGTGCCGGCAAGGTGTCAAAGCGGATTTGAAATCCGTGGTCAGCGAAAGGTGAGGGTTTCGATTACTCCACCTGCCTCCACTATCCCGGTGCTTAGATACGGCCGGAGGTACTATAGACAGCAACTTAGAGATAGCTTTTAGAGTAAGGCTAGGCCAAGTGTTTATGGGAAAGAAATCTAAGGTGTGTTTGCGGCACGCACGACTCGTGACTGAGTAACGCTCCAGTTTAAGGGTATATTAGAACCCTGGGTGATGGTTGTTTCATCCAATGTCCGAGATAGGGCAAAACAACCACTTTCCGAGCGTGGAGGCGTGGGTATGGAAAGTAAGAGCGCTAGGAAGCAAGATCCTAGAACTGACGCCACAATAAGGGGGATTCGTCTAATTGGCCCAGGATACCGGATTTTCGCTCCGGTGATGCGAGTTCGAGTCTCGTATCCCCTTCCATTGATAAACATGTAGTAGGTTACAGGGCTGATTACCTGTAGATTAATACCATTAGTAGCTCGCTAAGAGACGCGGCTTAGCCACCTAGGGTCTACATGTTTTTCAATGGAATACGTTGGTCTAGCTCATGGGGTAGAGCGGCAGGTTCCAACCCTGCGCGAGGTGGGTTCGAGTCCTACGACCTTCGCCAACAATGTCACAGTGGCTCGAAAGATTAGGCTGGGGATTGCAACTCCCTATAATGTTGGTTTGAATCCAATCTGTGACTCCAAGCCCCTACTAACCTTACTAGGGTTAGTACACATGCCTCGCTGTATAGTGCTAGGACCAGGATATAGGTCACGTCTACCTGATAGTACGCTCTACTATACTGCCAATCTAGTTTCTGTGCCAGCATAGTGGGCACGCCGGATGATAGTAACCGGCATTTTGATAAACGTATATTAGTGTGGACCTACGGGAGAAGCGCGACGCAAAAAACCTATACGTTTTTCAAAAGGGAGAGTTAACCGGCTGGGTGCTGGGACCGCTTGCTAAGCGAATCGAACCTTAACGGGTTTAGAGATCGAGACTCTAGCTCTCCTCCATTTAGTTCTTGACTTTTGTTCCCTATTTTGTTATTATAAAGACTAAGGAGAACGGAATGCTCAAAGTTTATATAGCAGCTACAGATGCTGGTTACGGTTATTTTGATAATGTTCTGTGGCTAGAGAATGGATCAGATAAGTTTCTTATTGAGTTCACGGAGTCTACTGTTGCAAGATTTGAGACCTTGATGAGTGACGGTACCAAATTAGCTAAAATGCTTGGAATTGAATTGGAGCTTATCTATGTCAGCTGAAATTATTGACTTTGATCTAGCATATCAGCGTATTAAGGGTCCGATTGCCGCAATGGCATTTCGTAACCATCGTAATCTTCGTATGACACATCTTATTGTGAACGGAGTTTACGTAGCAAAAGCAGATAAAGGTGGGCCTATGAAGGCGGCCTAAAGTTTAATCCGTCGTCTAAAGCTAGAAGACGCCTTTTAGGGTTGGATGTGAGAAGTCGATGCTCACCGGATTAACGAGACGCGGGGTAGTGTAGGTGGATTTTGCACGACGGCCTCATAAGCCGTAGGAGGGGTTCGACTCCCCCGATCGCATCTCGAAAATATTTCTTGACATTTTAGCTGTACAGTGTTAAACTTGTTTATGTTTAAATGTCCATATTGTTCTAAACCTTTTAAGTTCTGGATTTCTGTTAGAGGGCACACAAGTAGCTGCGCTACAAATACTAAAGAATATTATATAGATAAACTATACGGTCCGTTACACTACACTATTTTTGATAGTAAGACAGATAGAGAAATTAGATCAGTTTATCCTAAGCTAAATTCTTTATCTGATATTAGACGTACTTTTAGAAATAAAAATATAGTAGTAAATATACTGGAGGGAGCTATAATTTCTAAGCAAGATATTATAGTGGCCATACAAGATTATTACTTTATACATGGTAGGATACCTCAAATACGAGATTTTTATCACTCTAAGTATCCTGGAATTACAACTATAAGAGATAGATTTGGTTCCTGGAACGAAGCTATTAAAGCTGCGGGTTTTGAGCCTAATGAAAATGATGGGTTTGGTACAAGAACTATAGCAGATGATGGTGTTCTATATAGAAGCCATTATGAAACTATGTTTGTAAATAGATTTCTTTTTAATAAAGAGATTTATGAGTACGAAGTAAAGTACCCAAATCATAATAAATACTATGATTTTTATCTTCCAGAACGTGATATCTATATAGAAATAGATGGTGGTTGTAGGCCTGTTGTAATGGAAGAAAAGCTAAAAATCAATAAAGAATTAGGTAGAAATTTACTTGTCATTAAAGGTAATGAAATTGCTACTTTTAGTGGGTTCTAAGGTTAGCCTCTAAATCGGCTCGCGTGGTCCTATGGTTAGGCCGCACCCGAGGGCGGAAGTAAAACACTTCGTTAAAAACGGGTTAGAGGCTTTCCGGTGAGCCTATCACCGGCCGGATTTATTCTCATTAATGCACAAGGTGTGCAGCCGAGCTGTTAACTCGTGTGAGCTAGGTTCGATCCCTAGAATGAGAGCCAAAATTTAGTTCTTGACTTCAACCGCCCAATCGGGTATTATTAGAGGGTAGACATTGAGCAGCACGGCAATCAACGCGAAGCTAATCTTCGAAAAAGAAGTATTCTTTCTAGAAGCACTGAAGCGGAAGCTAGACTCAACTGAGTCTGACGATCCTACGGAAGTTCGTCTTGCGGAAGAAGCCTCATGGGACTATGATCTAATTATTGCCTATTTTAAAGGTCGAATTAAAGAATTTGAAAAGTTGATTTGCTGACTTAGCTCACCCGGTTAGAGCGCTGGTTTGTGGAGCCAGAGAATAGGGTTCGAGTCCCTAAGTCAGTGCCAAAATATTCAGGCTCTGTTTGAGAAGCTAGACAATCAGACTGTGACATTTTGTGGAAACACAGAAATCTGAATTAGGTATCCGGGTGGCGGATTTAATGATGCGAAACTTGGCATCGCCAAAAACTAGGTGGCTCAGTCGTGGAGCCTTAATGATATTACGATCTGATATCGCCTGAAATATAGATACGCTGTATATGGATGCCGTAAGGTCACAGTGCGAGGTTCGAATCCTCGGCAGCAGCAGGAGACGTTCTGCAAGTATCAAAATACGTTAGTATTTCAAGGATTGGTGGCCGTATGGCCTTAATGATGTGCATCGCCAACCATATTTCGCAAACAGCTAGGGCACACTTTAGTAGCTGTTTTCGTAATATGGTGGGAATAGGTCGAACAAAGAATAGAGCAATAGCCATTGGATAAATAGACCTTAACAGGTTTACCAGTGTCGCCGGGTACCCAACCGGACCGAAAGGATAAACTTTATCTCCTGATAAATCATATTTTCAATATCGGGCTGAACTCCTACGGTTGGAGAACTGATTGTCTATCAGTTAGCAGCGAGTTCGACTCTCGTCAGCCTGACCACTCTTATGGCCCCGCCGAGGTATTGCGGACATGTCCCTACGAAGGACGTTGGTTGGGTTAGACTCCTAACGGGGCTTCCATATTTGCTACGGAATGGTACGGCCATTTTCTCCTGAGGAGGTGATTAATCATTTGCCTCATTCTGTAGTTTCGGTGTCCGGTCGCCTACATTGGTGGGCTCCCCGGCTCCGCGCCCGCTCGGGCGATGCTGACGACCCGAGCGGGCTTTATTATGCACGTTAGTCCGAGTGGTGAGGGCCTGTCCTGATAAGACAGTGGTGCTGGGATCGAAACCCAGAGCGTGTACCAATATTATAGGCCTAGGCCCATCTGAGAATGGGGAGCGACTCTTAATCGCTATGTTTAGGGTTTGAATCCCTTTAGGCCTACCAAAAATTCTGGGTGAGTACCAAAGCGGCCGAATGGGGTAGACTTTTAATCTGCTTGTAGAAATACACATCATGGGTTCGAATCCCCTCTCACCCTCCATAAGGAGAATTAATGACATACAATATTAGATACAGCCCAGCAGGACGAGCACGAAATTCCCTGCTTACGGGTGGGGGGGCTCCTGCTGGCTTCTCGCGCACGACCTACAACGGCGTCGCGGTCACATACAACGGTCGGCCGGTCTTCGATGACGGCGCAAACTTTCTAGTGAGGGCCGCATGACCGAGTTCGTAAACGTCCTCTATGAGGTGGGCGTTCCGCGTGGCCTCCAAGGCTCAAACGCCTTCAATCTGGCTGACGCCGGGGCGGAGCTCAACTACTACATCGACGCCTCTACGGGTGTTGTCTCGCTGTCGCTGGCTGGTGGGACCAAGTACCATCTGACCGGCTACATTGCCGTCAAACCGGGCGTCACCTATCGGCGTTTCAATGCTTCAGGCCCCATCGGATACTTCGACAGGAACCTGACTTGGATCTCCGGCGCGAGCCCCGGCACGACATTCACGCCGCCTGCTGACGCTGCATACGTGCGGATATCCATCGTTCGCAGCGCTTGGCGCAATTCCTGGCTGATCGTTAACGGCGGCGCGACCGTTTGGACCCCCTACGGAAACCGCATCGTCAATCAGGCGGTAAACCCGCTCCAGGTCGGCTATCTCCGCAACTCAAAATATCGGCTCGCAAAGCGACTGTTGCCGACGCCAGAGGCTGAGCGGATCATCATCAATGCAGCCGGAGACAGCTACACGCAGGCGCCAACCCGATGGACCGGCCCCTTCATGGATTACATGGCCGCGAAGTACGGCGATGGCGGCGGCGGCTGGTGCGGCTTCAGCTTCGCCTCAGCTGGAACGCCGCCCTACACCCTGGGTAACCAGCCCTCACTACTGAACGGCAATGTTCGACCCGCGACCTACCCGACCAAGGTGTACGGCTCGCCCACCGCCTCTTACGGCTCCAAGAACATGCCTGATATCAGCGCGATCACGCTGGCAGCGTCTGGCGACTACGTCTTTCAAGCCTTCCCCGCTACGCCGGTCCATAACGGTTGCGACCTGTTCTTTGAGGGCACATCCAACGGCGTGGTCAAATACCGTTGGGGAACCTATGTGTCGGGCTCCGTCAGCGACCCGGCCAGCTATAGCTTTGGGTCTGATACGAATATCAACCTGCAAGGAGCGCTGGCTGCGACCCAAGTGGCGGACATCAAGACCGGCATGCCTAGCGGCGCGGGGGCGGTCATCGTTGAATGGGTCTCTGGCAGCTCCATCGTAAGCGGCGTCAACCTCAAGTCGGCGGCCAGCGGCGTAGTGGTCAACAAGCTGGCATGCAGCGGCTCTCAGGTCGCTAGTTGGACGAGCAAGACAGCCGCTCAATGGCAGGCGGGCATGACTGCCTTGGGCGGCGAACTCTTCGTCTTCATGGATGGTCCAAACAGCCAAGCCTCAACCATATTGCCCGCTGTCTGGCGTTCGTCGGTCGGGACGCTGATGACGCGCCTACGCACCGCGCTTCCCGCCTCAGACATCTTGCTGGCCACCCCGCCGGAGAACCAGCGCACCTACAACCGCATCAGCATCCTGAGTTATCAGGTCGAGGCTGCGGCAGCGTCCATCGAGAACGCCTACACCCACTTGGACCTTCAAACGGCCTTCGGTGACGGCGGCAACGCTACCGAGTATGGCAGCGCCGGGATCGTCCCCTTGTTCAACGCCGACCTGCTGCATCCTGAACCCCTTACCGGCGGCAGGTTGCTCATGAAGGAGTTTGCGCGGGCCATTGAGCCGATGGCCGCTTAGACCCCCACACCCCTACTCAGTTTGTGGGGGTGCTGGTCTCCCATCTGGCCCGATATTTGAGTCCAAGAGTTGCAGGCGGGACTTCGTTCATAGAGCGGAGTCCCGAAAATGCACACCTTCTCACAAGCCGCCGCCAGCTACCTCGAACACGGCGGCGAGGCTCGATATCTCGCCCGCCTGGTCGAGCGCTTCGGCGCCGACGATGTGACCACGATCACGCCGATGGCGGTTCGAACCGCCGCGGTCGATCTCTATCCCGACGCCTCGCCTGCGACCCGCAACCGGCAGGGCATCACCCCGGCCCGCTGCGTCCTCTATCACGCCCATGAACTGGGCTGGCGCATGCCTGCGCCTGGCCAATTTCTTAAACTTATGAAAGTCAAGGATTATATAAAATAATTCTTGACTTTCACTGCCTAACATACTATACTATTTAAATCGAATATGAAATACTGATTGAAAAAACAGCGTAAGGGGTAACGCCCTTCTGTTAGACTGCACAAAGTAAGGAGTCCTGCCCTGAAAATAAGCGCTAAGGGAATAAATAAGTGGCTTAGCGGCTGCAGATATAAGACCCATGCATAGAATATCTGGCTTAGCGGCCTAATTTAATCAGTATCTCATATTTGATTCGCGTCTTTCGTATAATGGTATTATCACAGCCTTCCAAGCTGAGGACACGGGTTCGATTCCCGTAGGACGCTCCAATTTCTACGCACCCGTCGTCAAGTGGTCCAAGACCGTGAGCTCATAACTCATTTATCACTGGTTCGAATCCAGTCGGGTGTACCATATTTTCTTAACAAGGATACTGAATATGCGAACTGCTGTATATGATGAAGATGCTGTAGAGTTGTACGAAGATGGTACTCTTATTGACACCCGGTACGTTGGTGATAAGAGTATTTACTGGATCGAAGATATGATCGAGAATTGGGAGTTAGGGTTAATTAATGCTGCGTTAGCTCAGTAGGTAGAGCAACTCCTTTGTAACGAGAAGGTCGCCAGTTCGATTCTGGCACGCAGCCCCACTTTTTGATGTTCTGGATATGGTTATCTCCCGCGGTCTCATAAGCTGCAGGATCGGGATCGAAACCCGATGGAACTCCCAAAAGTCTTTTGCCTTATAAAGTACGAGCCTGTTAGTGTCCATTGGAAGTGGGCTAATAGTGTCTTTCTAAGGGCCACACTAGCCCTGGATGATTCTGGTAGTGCGGGAGATAGTCACTTTATACCGCTAAGGACTTTTAGCTCAGTAGGTAGAGCGTCTGGTTGAAGCCCAGAAGGCCTCAGTTCAATTCTGAGAGGGTCCACCAAAATGAAATGTCCATATTGTAGTAAATTATTTAATTCCTGGAAATCAGTATCGGCTCATACAGCACACTGTTCTAGCAATTCGGGCGAGTACTATATACATAAAATTTATGGACCACTACATTATTCTACATTTAATACCTCTATAAAAGAAGTACGAGCACAATATCCCTTAATTAACGATATATCTACAGTACTTAAAAACTTTGCTAAACGTAATATAGTAGTGGATTATACTCGTAGGCACCAGAGCCCTTCAGAACTGCTAGAAAATATTAGGATATTCTACAACAAATATAACAGAGTGCCTCAGTATAGAGACTTTTCAAATAACGTTCCACAATCTAAAGTATACGTTAGACGTTTTGGTTCCTGGAATGAAGCTATAAAAGCTGCTGGCTTTGAACCAAATGAAAACGATGGATTTGGTACTAGAACTATAGCTAATGATGGTGTGTTATATAGAAGTCACTACGAGACTATGTTTGTAAATAAGTTTCTATTTAACAAAGAGATTTATAAATACGAAGTAAAGTACTCAAGCCATAATAAATACTACGATTTTTATCTTCCTGAGCGTGACATTTATATTGAAATAGATGGAGGTTGTAGGCCTACTGTAATGGAAGAAAAGATTGAAATTAATAAAGAATTAGGTAGAAACTTATTTGTTATTAAAGGCAATGAAGTTGCTACTTTTAAAGGATTTTAAGGACGTGAACAGGTGTTCCAAGGGCCTTATACACCCTTTAGTCGGCAGATAACCGATTTGGTCTGGTTTCGAGTACCAGTGCGTCTACCATTTTAACCAAAGGAAAAATTTAATGACTGATATAACTGCATTTGTCGCTGCAATCGTAGGATTAGTGGTGCTGGTATTTTTAAGCCCTATTATTGCCGCCGGGTTTGGTGCACTAGCAGGCTGGCTAGTCGGTAGCGCGTTCGTAGGAACTGCAGCAACTGTTCTAGCTGTTACAGGACTTCAACCCTACCAGTGGGGCGCTATCCTAGCGTTTGCAGGTAGCTTCTTTAAGTCCTACTTACAACAAAAGTAAGCCCCCGCCGAAGGAGCGGTACCGAGACTTCTAATCTTGGGAAACTGGTTCGATTCCAGTCGGGGGTGCCATTTCGTTCTGGATTCGTCTAATGGTAAGACGGTGGGCTTTGGTCCCGCAGATTGAGGTTCGATCCCTTGATCCAGAGCCATCTCCAGGTATAGCTCAGCGTGTTAGAGTACTCCGTTTGGAGCGGAGGGGTCGTGAGTTCAAATCCCACTACCCGGACCAATTTATAGGCTACTTATAGCCGCAGGCCCTCTAGGAGGACCATGATAAAAGCACATAACTATAGCGGTAGTAAGTATCTTGCTGTTACAGGTACTAGCGCACGCGTTGGACCCTTTGATGCACAGGAATTGGTGATTTACTCACCAGTTACTGTGCATATTTGTATTGGGGATAGCTCAGTAACAGCTAGCAAAGGAGACGGCTCATTCCCCGTAAAAGCTGGGGATACTTTCTCTACTAGAATCGTACAAGGCCAATACGTTGCAGCCATACAAGATAGTATCGCCGGAACAATTTCGGTAATTCCTATTAAGTTATGATAGGAAAGCTACTATATTCTCCGGTACTATTGATAGTACAGCTCTTCACTAAGCTACTTAGCCCCGTTACTGGGGAGCAACTAATTAGCCCTATTACTAGTGAGGATCTGGGAGTACTCGAAAACAATGGCTAGTAGAATATTAAACTCCGCGGACATAGCAGCAGCCGGTGGAGTGCTTAGCGGCGACGTAGGTACAATAACCGCCGTAATTGCCGCAAGTGAAAGTCAAACTGAACTTGCAGCTATAGCAACAGATGCGGCTAATGATGCTGCACTAGCGGCTACTACAGCCGCTGGACTTGCTAATACTGCAACTACAGCGGCTAATACGGCTACTAGTAACACAAATGCTGCTATAACTGCAGCTAACACGGCTACTACTAATACAAATGCTGCTATAGCCGCGGCTACTACAGCTACTGGACTTGCTAATACTGCGACTACAGCGGCTAATACGGCTACTAGTAACACAAATGCTGCTATAACCGCAGCTAACACGGCTACTACTAATACAAATGCTGCTATAGCCGCGGCTACTACAGCCGCTGGACTTGCTACAACAGCTACAACGGCCGCAACTGCTGCCGCCGCAGAGGCTACAGCTTCTGCCGATGCAGCCGACCTAATTACAGCTGCTGCGGAGGCATTCCTAGACAATGTTAGTGGGCAAGAAATTGTAACTATTACAGCCCCTAGAATTCTTAGTGCCTCAGATAACGGAAAGCTTATTGCATTTAATGGAGCATCTCCTGGCTTACTATACGCGGATGTAGGACTTCCTAATAGCTTTCAAGTAGAGATTATGAAAGCAGGTACGGGAAGTGTATTTACTATACCTGGTCCAGGAGCTACTATCGGTGCTGTAGCCGACGCAAAAGCTATAACAACTAGGTACGTTAGTGCTTGGTTAAGACAAATTGCAGATGGTTCATTTGTACTTACAGACGGAGACAGTAGTTCTTCGGCACCTAGTATTAATCGTCCTCTATTTAATAATTCTCTAGCGTCGGGCTTGGCCCTCGCTTGGTTCGCATAAGGAAAATCATGGACTCAAAAACTATTATAGATCAAGCGGGTAATCCCTTACTAATGGCAGGCCGTTTAGGCTCAGACGGTATTTTCCGTCCGGTTCACCACTCAGACGTTATCACTATTCAAACTGAAATTACCCGCCCAGCAGATACCGCTGCGTACCTTGCAGGCGATGCTATCGGAACAAGTGGTTCTGGTGTTATGAGTTTCAATATTGGTGCTCTTGGCCTAACAGCAGGGCTTATTGTTGGCGCTAGCTTAGTTCGTGACAAGGTAACAAACCCGGGAGTACGCTTTAGAGCTGCCATTCACGATGCTGCTATTGCCACAGCTCCGGCTGCTGATAATGCCCCAGCTCCTATGCTTTATGCCAATCGTGTGACTCGCCGTGGTTGGGTGGATTTCTTCACCTCAAACGCAGGCGTAGCCTCCGGGTCTAATGCACTAGAATATGCAGGTGTTCTTAGCAATCCACAAGGAATTGTTGTAGCTCCAAATGCTGGTATTCTATATTTAAGTCTACAGACTTTAGATGCTTTCACTCCTGAAAGTGCTGGTAAGTTTATGATTGAGTTAGATATAGTAGTATGAGTATGGCAGGAGCCGTTGCGGCGGCTATCCGCAATACTAATTATTATAGTGATCTGTTTTCGGGAGGAGCTAGATTAGCCCTAGAGTTTGTTGGGACTAAAACAGGTAAGCCTTTTTACGGTTACGATAATAGAGTACTTAACTCCTACGCCAACATCCCCGGCTGGACCTTCACCCGCGCCTCAACGGGCTATGCGGAAGGGCTGGTTGACGACGTTGTGACCAACAAGGTTACGGCTTGGAATGCCAACCCAACTGAAGCTGCTGGGTTTGTCGGCACTCCGTTTGGGATGCTCAAGGGCGGCGACGCGGCAGCGGTGCTGTCGGTAGTCAACGACGTTGCTGCGTTGGCTGCTGCGGGCCTGTCGGGCGTCTGCACTTCCGGCAAGGTTTACAAGCTGGACAATACTGCGGGGAGTACGGCGGCATTCTGTAATACTGTCGGGCCATGCGGAAACACCAACAATCACTCGGTGTCTTCTTGGGCTAGGGGCGCTGCAGGTATTTTAGGGATTGGTGCGGGAGGCTCTACCGGCTTCGCGGCTTCTGGCCCGTATGTGCGGCGCACCCATGCCACGCCCGGTGTAGCCCCTAACTCCATGTTTATCGGGGCCAACGCCGGAGCCGTCGTCTACTTCATCCTCCCCCAACTGATCGAGCGCCCCGCCGCTATCAGCCAAGACATTGTGACTGAAGGCGCTGCTGCGTCTGCTGTGGTCGGTCGGGTCAATGGATACGTCTCGTTTGCATCGGGCGTTCCTGCAATTACCAGCAAAGGCCTGTCGGTGTGGGAAAGCCGTACTAACCTCTGCTTACAATCTAATACTCCATCTGATGCATCATGGAACAAGAACGCTTGTTCTGTGGGTAGCGCGGTTCTCGGTCCAGATGCTGTCTTATCCGCGTATCCCATCACGGAGAGTACGGCAGGGTCTCTCCTGCGGAATATTACTGCAATCACAATTGCCTCTGGGTCAACGTACGCAATCAGCCGACTTGTTCGCCGGGGCAACTGCGACTGGATCCGTATACTGGCTGGCGACGACACCTCATTCACCAACAGTGTGCGCATCTGGTTCAATATGGCGACAGGAACAGTTGGCACTGCTGGCGTACTAGGCACTGGCTGGTCGTTCGCCAAGACTTCTGAAGTGACGGCGCTGGGCAATAGCTGGTATCGCGTCACCATGTTCGTGACGACTGGCGCAACCACCCTGTTCATCGGCAACTGCACTGCAAACTCCGACAACACTACCAACCGCGCCGACGTCGGTGGCGGCTTTGGCGTGAATGCAGCGTACATTGTACACAACGCTGATGTTGAGCTTGGAGCATTCCCTACTCCTCCGGTCATCACCACCACTGCCGCCGCAACCCGCGCTGCTGACAATGCCAGCATCACCGGGCTGGGCCCGCTCCTGGGGCAGTTCAGGACGAACCTGCTGCTGCACTCAAACGATTTCGCTAATGCGGTCTGGCAAAAGGTAGCCCTCGGTAGTGGCGTAGCCCCAGTTCTGACTGCTGGTTTTGCAGACCCGAACGGGGGTCTAGAGGCCACAAGGATCGTGTTTGATCGGGGATCTGGTACGACTGGCAACGACAGATCCAATATTAATCAGGACTATGGTGCCACCTCTGTATACACCTCTTCCATATGGCTGCGCGCAGACGCCCCAGTGCCTGTTAGTCTTCGCAGCCCCGCAAACACTGGCGGCCACACTACTATCAACGTTACTACGGCGTGGCAGAGGTTTGAATTGTACGGAACGGCGACGCTCAGCTCAAACTTTCTGCTGGGCCTTCGCGGTGATCTAACGGCGAACAGTACCGCTACGGTCTATGTTTACGGTGCCCAAGGTGAAACCGGCCCAGTCGCAACTCCGTACATCCCCACCACGACTGCTGCCGTCACGGTCGGCAACCCATTTACAATGGTGTCTTGGGGGGATTTGCCGGCGATTGATGGCACGGAAAGATATTTGGCAATTGCTCGGGACGCGGGCGGCGGGCTTGGCAATAATGTTTCGCTAAGGCGTTCTTCTGCAAACGCGGCGCGAATGACAGTTACAAATTCCGGTTCCGCTGTTGCTGTTAGTCCGCCGGGCGCTTTTGCGGGTGCCCTTACTATTAAGAGCGCAGGAAGGGTGCGTGTGGATGGTTTCGCGACCGCAGCTAATGGTTCGGCACTGGCTTCCGCCACACAAGCCGCCCCCGCTGTGTTGGCAACGCTATATCTAGGCATAAACATAAATACGCAGTTCCTCAATGGCTACCTCCAGCGCGTCTTCATCTATGGCGATGTAGGCGATGCACAATTACAAAGGTTAACACAATGACATGGAACTTAGCAATAATTGATAACCCAAAATTTGATACAGGGTACCACATTAACCTGCCCAACTATCTTCTTACAGAAGAACTAGGGCAATTCCAAGTGTTTCCCGAAACACCTAATGTGGTTTTCGCAGGACAGGAGACAGTATTCCTATCCTTTGAAAATGAGGCTCAAGCAATTGCAGCTTTACCCCAATATTGGATCGAAGAATATGTAACCGATGAGGAATTGGTAGAGCTTAGTGAATAAAAGTTCTTGACTTTAACTGGTTGATGGACTATACTAAATCAGAGGTGGAGAAGCCCTTCGGAGAATACTCCGCCTCTGAAAATAGTTCTTGACTTTAACTGGTTGATGAACTATACTATATAAATCGACACATTAGATAAGACATTAGTCAGCATATTCTCACGAATCCACTGCTACAGAGTATCTAATGTGTCGAAAATAGTTCTTGACTTTAGTTACTTAAAAGTCTATAATATCTAAAGCGACATATTAAATAAAGCATGAGACGCGTTTCGTGGGGGGAGTCCAGCTAGTGCAACTGGATGAGGTTCAATTCCTCCTCATGCTTTACTTTATATGCCGCGTGCGGCAAGAGGTTACGTGAGTAACTGACAGGGGAGGCTCCCATAGCCCTTCCCGACCTCGCAAGAGGCCAAAGCACGCAGATTGGGCTAGCAGGAGAGACCCTGAGCTTCCGAGAGGGAGACGAATCTAGAAGGTATGCCTAAAGAGTCGGGTCTGGGTAACTCCGGGACTTGGTCTGCTCGTCGCAAGCGAGATAGGGGTGCAACATTCCGATAGAGGAGCTGCTAACAATCGAGAGTACGTTATAGTTCGAGTCCCGCAGACAAGAGCGCGTATCAAAGCACTAGGGAACTGGTTATACAAGGGCGAAAGTTCTTGTAGCGTCAATATGTCCTAGCGTTTAGTCTAGTAGGCCGCAAACCGAAAGATATTGAGGTGTGTTGTATTTCGCTCCCAAAAGGAACCGAAGCAACTGGACTGGCACATCTCCGTGGGTTGCAAAAATTTCATTTGGATTGAAAATCAATAAACGCAAAAGACTGGTCCGGTACATGGTGTAAGTAGCCAAATACTTCAGCGTAAGCAATGAAGTCATGGAGAGGCCGCAAGCTAATTCATGTTGGTTGGGAAGGTTTCATAGGAAGTTAGCGCTTTCGAATGGCTCGCAAGGTCAGTGGGAATAGAACAGCCGAGTAATCATGTATGACAGAGTAAATGCTAGCTCTTTAAATCTAGCGGCTATGGCGAAATAGAGAATACTTTCTCTGGACACGTATAAACCCTCCGGGTCGCACTGGGTGTGGAATTATATACTAAGGTTCGTCGTACTAAGCGGTAATCTCACGCTTATCAATAAGGCCGTCACTTCCTGTGACGGCCTTTTTCATTAGGAAGACTCATGTTAGAAGATGCAAAAAAAGCAATAGCTGCAAGTTCAAAAGAAAGCTCTGTCTATATTGGTAGCGACTCAATTCGCTTCAAGAAAGCTGGAGTTTGGTACGCCCGATATTCAACAGTCGTAATTCTTCACCTAGACTCTAAGCACGGCTGTAAACTATTTCATAGCACAGAAACCATGCGAGACTATGGTTCGATGAAGCAGAGACTCCTGACAGAAGTTTCGTACACAGTAACACTAGCTCTAGAATTACTAGAGGTAATCGGTGAACGCCACTTGGAAGTTCACCTTGACCTTAACGCTAATCCTCGGCATAAATCTAACGTAGCCGTTAAGGAAGCACTAGGATTCTGCCATGGTAGTCTACCTGGAGTACAAGTAGAGATTAAACCTAACGGATGGGCTGCATCTTCTTGTGCAGATCATCTAGTACGCGGTAAGCTCCAATAAAAAAGTTCTTGACTTTTAGTGCTCTATCGGATATTATAGACTTTCAATGAGGGAATAAATGGGCGACCGTTTTTACCAAGCACAACTACAAGACCGTGGCACCTGCCCCGGTTATACTGGAAAGAGAAAACAGAAAATGGCATGGGATGATACTCGTAAGGCTGAAGCAGTAAAGCTATATATTGCTGGAAACCCTACAGCAGAAAACTCTATGGAGATTGTTAAGGAAATTGCAGACTCCATGGGTGAAAGCCCTAATGGTGTTCGTATGATTCTTACCAAGGCAGACGTCTACGTTAAGAAGGCTGCTGCAAGCGGTACTGCCTCTAAGCCTGCTAAGGAAGGCGGAGCCGGAGCCGGAGCCAGAGTTAGCAAGGAAGCTGCACACGCGCGTCTAATCGTAGCCCTAACGGATCGCGGCGCGACTGTTAACGACGAAATCGTTAGCAAGCTAACGGGTAAGGCAGCTCTATACTTCGCTGAAGTTCTAGAAGCTTAATATAATACCCCCTTGACTGAATAGGTCAAGGGGGTATAAGTGTTTCCTAAAGCATGTATGGCGCGAAGAGGTTTGCCGACCTACTGATAAGGAGTACACTTTGAAAAAAGAAGAATTAAGAGCCCTAGTACTAGAACAGGGAGACAGCATTATTGACTACATTAGTGCCGAGTCCCTGAAACTAAAGTACAATGTATGCACCCTGAATTTCAGCACACCATACATTGCTGAAAAGCAAAATAGAGCCAAAGAGACAGAAGATACACTTCTAATGTTTTGCTGGGATACGGACTCTTTTAGATTAATTAAATGCGCAAATGTTAAAAAAGTAGAGGCTTTAAACGTAGCCCTACAGCGCAGCAGAGGCTCACGTGGATGAGTCAATTTATGAACGAGTAGTTCACTACAACGAAGAAAAAGACTTTCAAGTACGTTTGACTCTTAATGAGTTTAGGGGTATTGAGTACCTGCACTTACGTAAGTATTATCTTGACTTCGATGAGCAATGGAAGCCTAGCAACGAAGGAATAGCTATGCCTCTTGATCTCACTAATGTTAAAGAACTCTTTATTGGGCTAGTAGAGATATTAAGTCTAGCGGAGAGTAAAGAAATTATTATTGATCATTTTGCTGAACTAATTTCCACCGTATATCAAGATTAATATTCACTGGCCAATAGGATAGAGTATGAAACAATTACTAGATAAGGCCAGCGCAGCGTACTACGTAGGCAACCCTATTATGTCAGATGAAGAGTTTGACGCTCTAGCTACCGATTACGCCGCTATTGGGGCCGCTCCTACTAAGAGTAAGAGCCAACACCCGTACCCTATGTGGTCACTTAACAAAGTATATACGGAAGACCCCCCATTTACTGGGGGCATCAAGTCTCCAAAGCTAGATGGCGCTGCTATTCGACTAACCTATAGTATTGCGCTATTCGCAGGAGCTACTCGGGGTAACGGTGTTATTGGTGAAGGTATTACGGACCTACTTAAACACTACGCCTACAAGGGTGTACTGCCGATCCAAATACCTGCCACAGGTACGTATCAGATAGTTGGCGAGATGGTAGCGCCGAAGCACATAAAAAACTCTCGTAACTATGCCGCGGGTGCTCTAAACCTCAAGTCTATACCTGAGGCTATGGAACGAGAGCTAACTTTTATTGCGTATGGCATCGAGCCTCATCTTAGCACATCTTGGTCGTCAGATATGGCGGTTCTTCGTAGTTGGGGCTTCAATACTGTACTTGATTCTGATTGGGATCAATTCCCCCAGGACGGTACAGTATATCGTATTGATAGTTACGCAGAATTCAATGCACTTGGCTATACTAGTAAGTATCCTCGGGGTGCTTATGCCCACAAAGTACAGTCTGCGGGTGAGATAACTACTCTACTAGACGTAGTTTGGAGTGTGGGTCGCTCTGGAGTTGTGTCCCCAGTAGCTATTCTAGAGCCTGTAGAGGTTGAAGATGCTATCGTAGCAAAAGCTACTTTACATAACATGGCATATATTAATGCCTTAAACCTGGATATTGGCTGTAAAGTACGAGTAATTCGTTCTGGGGGCGTAATTCCTAGAATTATCGGGAGAGTATATGATTGATGACGAAGACTTAAAGCGCTGGACTATTTGGGGTCTACTAATGGCTCTTATGCTAATTGGTACTCATGTCTGGGGTATATAAGCGTAAGGTAACAATGCGCAAATCTAGTGAAGAATATGGCTTAGAGTTAGCTCAGCGAGAAATAGACTTTAATCCTTTAGAACCTTATGTAGATGATTCTACCCCTATTTTACATGAATGCTTTAATAGCCATATAGTACGAATGACCCCAAATAGCGTATTACAGGGGACTAAATGTTCCAACTGTAGTACTGTTGATAAAGATATTAAATACAAAAATGAGCTAGTACAATTAAACATCCCATACATACCATTAGAGCTTTATATAGGAGCTTCTACTCCTATATATCATGCGTGCCCCTTTGGGCATGAAAATTGGCTCGCAGCCCCCGTTAGAATTAAAAAAGGTCATGGGTGTCCTAAATGTAATAGAGTTGGAGGTTATAATACTAAATTCTTTAGTAATAACCCAGATAAAGCCAAGTCCCCCGGAATACTTTACCTAGTCGCTTTGATTAATAAAGATACAAGTACTAGAGAGTGTCTAAAGATAGGCATCACTAAAGGATCCTCTAATAAAGATATTCTGCGTAGAGCAGGGGGATTTATAGGCTATGAAGTACGAGTACTAAAAATGCATAAAGGTACTTTACTAGACGTATTTAATTTAGAACAAAAGTTACATAAGTACTGGAAAGACCAGCAGTATATACCTTTGAAAAAATTCGGTGGATGGACGGAACTATTCAGTTTAAATGATGATATTATCCGAAGCTTTCCCAACATACCAGAAAATAATCCTTGACTTCTTCCCCTTAAAGAGTTATACTATATAAATGATCAAGGCACCCACCAATTGTCCAAGTTGCAATAGCCTATTAAAAACAGTAGGAGAACAGCTTTACTGTACTAATGAAGAGTGCGGGGATAAGCAGTATAAAAACGTAGAACATTTCTGTAAAACGATAAAGATCAAAGGCCTAGGTCCCTCTACGATTAAGTTCTTAGATATACGTACCATTAATGAAATATACGAGCTAGACCTGCCTGCAGGCAAGACGTACAAAAATATCGCTATAGAGATTGAGAAGTCTAAATTAGCTACATTAAACGTTCTTTTACCTGCGCTAGGTATACCCTTAATTGGGCAAACTGCTACAGATAAGCTTGCTAACGTAGTAGATACATTACAAGAGGTTACAGAATTAAAATGTCGAGAAGCAGGTCTGGGGGAGAAAGCAACTTCAAATCTAATGGATTTCTTATTTGATTTCGATTATGATCTACCTTTTGATTTCAAGTTTGCTAAAAAGACTGCTACTAATGGTATTGTATGTATTACAGGTAAACTAACCAGTTATAAAAATAAGGCTGAAGCTACCAAAGTGCTCCAAGCACGAGGGTACGCAGTTAGGCCCTCTATTACTAAAGAGACTACTATCCTAATAAACGAAAGCGGTGAAGAAACCGCTAAAGTCATCAAAGCTAGAGCATCTAGCATAACCGTTGTAAACAACATTAATATATTTCTAGGAGAATAAACTTGACTACACTACCTAAGTGGACTGATGAACGTACCGCCGCCCTAACCGAAGGTCTAGACCTCGGTACCCAAGTAACTACTACTGAAGTAGAAGCACTAGCCGGTCAGCTAGAAACTTCTTCTCGTTCAGTAGCCAGTAAGCTACGTAAGATGGGCTACGACGTACAGTCCTCAGCCGATAAGGCCGCTGTTAAGGCCTACTCAGCCGACCAAGAAGCCGCCCTTCGTGAGCTAGTTGAAGATAATAGCGGCCAGTATACTTATGCTGAAATCGCCGCTGAATTTGCTAACGGAGCCTTCTCCGCTAAGTCAGTTCAAGGTAAGATCCTTTCAATGGAACTTACCTCACATGTTAAGCCTACCCCAAAGGTTGAAGTCGCTAAGACCTATACCGACGCTGAAGAGGCTACTTTCGTTAGCCTAGCACAAAGTGGTGCTTCAATCGAAGATATCGCTGCTAAGCTTGGTAAGGCCGTTAACAGTGCCCGTGGTAAGGCTCTTAGCCTACTTCGTGCCGGTCTCATCGACGCAATCCCTACTCAAGTAGTTAAGGCTGCTGCCAAGGAAAATATTCTTGATACAGTAGGGGATCTCAAGGAACTAACTGTTGCTGAGATTGCCGAAAAGACAGGTAAGACTCCTCGTGGTATTAAGACAATGCTTACCCGCCAAGGTAAGTCTGCTTCTGACTATGATGGTGCTGGTCGCAAGGAAAAGGCCACTCAGTAAGCTTTTTCCTTAAGGAAACCTATTGGCGGGAGCGAAGAGATTCGCTTCCGCCTTTGTCTTGAGGAAAACTATTGAATATAGCGAGCGCATTACTTAAACAAGTACTAGAGCAACGAGACTTTGAGTGCTGGGGTAATCTTCGCAAACATTACCTGCCTTCTGAGTACCACACTCTATTTAATATTATTGATAAACACTGCGAAAAAAATCATGCACTACCAACCTTTGAAGAATTAAAGTTTGGTATACGTGACGCGCAGACCCGAGCTAAACTATACGCCGTAGAAACTAATGAGGTAGATGTTTCTGCGCAGCTACTACTAGACTACCTAAAAAATGAGTATACTCAAAGAGAAATTCTTGGGCAGCTTGAGATATACGTTGACTCATCCATTGCGTTTGAGACAGCCGAAGAAAGTCTCGCTAGCCTACACCAAATCATTATAGACGTAGAACAAAAAGTAGATATTAAAGATCCTAGTGAGACTATGGAACGCATTACTCTATTCGAGAGTGATGAGGAATTATCTAAATATATTACTTTAGGTCTAAATAGTGATTATGACAGTGAATTCAAGTTCTCCCCTATCGACTTCATACTAATTGGTGGTAGGAGAGGTGCTGGTAAATCCATTACCTGCGCAAATCTAGTAGTTAATGCTAGAAACGCAGGTAAAGCTTCTATCTATTTTACTATCGAAATGGATAGTAGGCAAATTCTACAACGAATTTGTTCAATGGATACGGCTATTCCGCTCGGTAGACTACGCGTCAAAAACCTTAGTGTTACAGAATGGGAAATTGCTGCTAAGTGGTGGTGTGCACGTAAAGAGCACGGAGAGTTTCACTATAAAGAATATCTGAAGCATAGAGATTGGGATAAGTTACACAACTCTCTTCTAAGAGAAAAGTTGCTGCCTGGCCAGATACATATTATTTATGACCCTAGCCTTACTCTAGCCAAGATTAACTCTGAAGTAGCTCGGGTACTATCACTAGAGGGTGATATAGCCCTGGTAGTAGTAGACTATCTAAACCAAGTACGTAGAAGTAACTTACCCGGTAAGCAGTATGATTGGACTGAGCAAATTGAAGTTTCTAAAGCTATTAAGTTAATGGCTCAAGAGTATAAATTTCCATTTATTAGCCCCTATCAAATTGATGCTACCGGCGAAGCTCGTTTCTCTAAGGGTATCCTTGACGCTGCCGACGCCGCGTTTATTATGGAAACCCACGATCACGCAGATGGCTGTATTACTTTTAAGTGTACAAAGATGCGTGGCCAAGAAGAGAAAGACTTCACCTCAGAAATGGACTGGAATACTCTTAAGATTGGTCCAGGCTCTAAAGAGCCTCCTAAGGAAAAAGAAGCTCCTAAAATTGGTAAAAAGAAGAAATCGGAAGACGTAGAGAAATCTACTGAAAGTATTGATGAGGAGTTACCGTTTTAATGACAGTAGAAGAACTACTAGTAAGTAAATCGTTAGAATTCACTCCTCGCGGTGCCGATTATCTGCTAAAGTGCATTAGTCCAGACCACGATGATAGTAAGCCATCAATGCGTATTGACCGTACAACTGGAATTTTCCATTGTCTTTCTTGCGGATTTAAAGGTAATGTATTTTCGTACTACGGGGCTAAGTCTAATCCCGTACAGATTAGGCGAGAGTTATTCAAGCAAAAGATTCAGTTAAAGTTAGCTGAGTCTATTGGTTTGAATAAGCCTAATGATTCTGTAGATTACGTAGGGGACTGGAGAGGTATCTCTAAAGAAACTTACGCAAAGTTTGGGGCGTTCCAAAACGCGGGGTCCGATTACATAGGCCGTATAATCTTTCCTGTACTAGATGTTAGTGGAAGATACGTAGCTTTTGTGGGGCGCCACACAAACATGATGCACTCTCCAAAATACATGATATACCCTGCTAAAGCTAAGATGCCTTTATTCCCTATAGTTACACCTATACAGGGTAAAGTCATCTTAGTTGAGGGATTATTCGATATGTTAAATCTTCATGATAAAGGGTTGCCAAACGCAGTCTGTACATTTGGAACTAGAACTATCAACAAAGATAAGTTAGAGCTTCTAAAAATGCAGGGTGTTGAGGGTGTTGACATATTTTTTGACGGGGACGAAGCCGGACAAACTGCTGCTGAACTTGTGCAAGAACTAGCAACCGAGGTTGGACTAACACATAGGAATATTGCACTCAAGGAAAACGATCCAGGCTCCCTAGCGGGATCCACGATCTTAAAGCTGAAAAGGAGCTTATATGGCTAAAGTAGCTATTATTGAGTCAAAGAGATCACGAAATGACTTCCGTACTTATTTTGACTTTGACTTTGATACATATACACTAACCTCTGATCCATCTCTTAAGAAGATTCTTAAGAAAGATGTAGATATTAGTATTGACTTAACGCAGTACGACTGGGTTATTCTAGTAGGTTCGGAACCTTTGAAGTACTTTACTAAAATTACTTCTATTACAGAATATACCGGTAGGTTAGTAGAAGATAAATTTCTACCTATTATCAATCCCGCTATGCTAGCTTTTAAACCAGAAGCTAAGAATGTTTGGGAGCAGTCACGCGTTAATATCGCCAAATACGTGCAAGGAGAACTACATAAAGTAGTTATTGATGACAAAGTAGCTATCGGCATTACAGATACCGAAGAAGCTAAGCGGTATGTTAGAGCTGCTATTGAGCATCCTGGGGATGTTGTTGCACTCGACTCTGAAACTAGTAATCTGTACCCTAGAAATGGTTTTGTACTAGGAATTAGCTTATCCTACATGCCGCATTTGGGTGCTTATATTAGTACTGAGTGCTTTGATGATGAGCTAGAGTTTCTACTACAAGAACTCTTTAATAAAAAGAAAGTAGTATTTCATAACGCTAAGTTCGATATGGGCTTCTTTATGTATCACTTTGGCTGGGAATTCCCCAACTTTGAAGATACAATGCTACTTCATTACTGTATAGATGAAAACCCCGGCACGCATGGACTTAAGCAGCTCGCTCTTCGTTATACCATTTACGGAGACTATGAGAAAGAGCAGGGAGAATGGATTTCTGCGTACTGTAAGAGCCATGGGATTTTAAAAGGTGACTTTACCTTTGACCTAATTCCATTTGAAATTATCTATAAGTACGCGGCTATCGACTCCGTAGTAACTCTATTACTCTATAACAAGTTCCGTCCCGTAGTAGCTAAGAATTCTAAGTTAGAGAATGTTTATACTCGTATTCTTATTCCTGGGTCTAGGTTCCTGACAGAAGTGCAAGATAATGGGGTTCCTTTTGATAAGGATCGCCTAGTTAAAGCACAAGGACTAATGCAAGAGGAAATTGACGAAGCTACTGCAAAGTTACGGGAAGACCCAATAATTGCACAGTTTGAGTCTGCGCAGGGTAAGCCGTTTAACCCTAACAGCGTAATGCAATTACGTGTTCTACTGTTTGACTTCCTTCGGCTAAAGCCCACAGGTAAAAAGACAGGGACAGGAGCGGCTAGTACAGATGCTGAGGTTCTTAAAGAATTAAGTAGCGTACACCCAATTCCGGGGTTAATTCTACAAATTCGTCAGAAGTCTAAGATCAAGAATACTTATCTAGATAAGATTATTCCGCAGCTTGATCGTGATATGCGACTCCGTACTGGATTCAATCTGCACTCTACTACTAGTGGTCGATTATCTTCTAGTGGTAAGCTTAACATGCAGCAGCTGCCCCGAGACAACCCTATTATTAAGGGCTGTATCAAAGCACGTCCTGGGTACAAAATTGTATCAATGGACTTAACGACTGCCGAAGTTTACGGAGCAGCGGTACTATCAGGAGACCGAGCCCTGCAGGATGTATTCCGACTGGGTCAAGACTTCCACAGTACTATTGCTAAGAAAGTATTCAACCTTAGTTGCTCTATCGAAGAAGTTAAAGAATTCCATAAAGACAAACGTCAAAGCGTGAAGGCGGTTAAGAAGTAGCTGCCTATAAATCCCTCTAATTGCTGGAAACTCCTGAAGAATTACTAACTACAACGTGACTGGAAACAGTGGGCGTGAATGTTTAAAAATAGTAATTATTGGACAATCAGCAGCCAAGTACCTAAATTAAAATATACCTTGACGACATGTCGATAATATGATATATTATTTTTTAATATGGTAAAGGTTCAGAGACTATCCAGAAATGGAGTAGCAGTTAGAAACTGCGAAATGGGGGACACATAATGAATGATATAACTATAGCGCTAAATAGTGCTAAAAACTACTATGAAAATAATAACCTACCCGTACCTACTTCAGTAGTAGAGTATATAAAATCGTACCCTAAAGGTTTATCTAGACAAGTCTTATCTAGTACATATGGATTGAAATGCAGTGAATTTGTTAAGCTGTTAAATCCCTCATATGTAAAACCGCTTAATGCGTCGGAGCGCGCAACACAAGAGGCATTACGGTTAGAGTATACTATAAAAAGCGACTTATCCTTATTAACTAGTAACAAAGATAAAGTCACTTTACAGTGCAAAAATTGTGAACATATCCATATAACTTCTATAATTTCTCTTATAGGCACAAAACTAGGTTGTCCTAAATGCAAGAGTGGTAATCTACCTTGGCATCTACGAAAAGAGGAACTAGAGTATCTTTTGTATAAAAATTTTGGTGTTGAGCTAGAATCTAGTATACCGAAAGATCAAACAGGTTTAATTACCCTTAAACATATAGAATGTGGGACCATATATACCAACACGTTAGTTGGTATGGTTAGCCCACAAAGTAATTTACGAGGTACTTGTCCTAACTGTAGAAGTACAGATAGAAGAGTTACACTAAATGGAATTACTTTTGGGTCTCAATTTGAAGCGGACTGCTACAATTTATTAAAGCCTTTAAACCCAGAGTTACATGTAAAATACTCAGACTATTTCAGTACAAATAGATACTGGGTATGCGATTTTAAAATACGTGATTACTGGATTGAAGTTTCTAATTTTAAAGTAGATTATAAAGGTTATTTTTCAAACATAGTAGATAAAGAGAACTTAGTAGAGTCTAATGGTAAAATATTTTTATTTATTAGAAGTTTAAAAGAACTCAAAGAAATCATATCATTAATGTGAAGATATAGTCCGATCTATATGGAAACATATAGAGATTAGGTGGAATCGACCTAATCGTAACACAAATGTACATTCGGTATTCTATACGGAGCCGCCGCGGCTAAGATTAGTGAACAGATTACTAAAGATACCGGAAAGTTCTTTAGTCGTACTGAAGCCCAAGAAGTCATTGACGATTATTTCGCTGCATTCCCCGATCTTAAGAAGTGGATTGATACTAACCAAAAGTTTATTGCAACTAATGGTTTCACTTATAGCTTCTTCGGTCGTAAGCGTAGACTCGGTAACGTCATGTCCGAGGACTCCGGCACTCGCAGTCACACTATCCGAAGTGGCCTAAACTTCCTAGTTCAGTCTATCTCTAGTGACATTAACCTACTTGGTGCTATTGACATGCAAAGTTACGTCAAAACTGCCAAAATGGATACTAAGATATTCGCTCTAGTACATGACTCCATCTTAGCCGAGGTTAGAGAAGACTTGATTGATCTTTACTGTGAAAAGCTAACAGGCTTTATCCAGCTAGATCGGGGCCTAACAATTCAAGGTACTCCTATTGGGTGCGACTTTGAAATTGGAGACGACTACTCTACAGGTAAGTTCTCTAAGGAATACTCGGAGCTTATAGACGATGATATACACGTACCAGAATCTGTCGAAGATAGTCTTCCCGGTCTATCAGTTACCGAATGATAACTGGCACGTAGTAGACGGTCTAGTATACATTGATACCGAGCTACTAGATGACAGAAATATGCCAGCACCCACACTAGGGGGTAGAAGATTACAATCTCCTATGGGAGCGTTCTTCCGCTTACGTAAGGGTGTTGGCACTATACCACAAATGCTTAAATTTAAGCATTTTATTGATTCTTCTGGTAAGTTAATTACGTACCAAAAGACTAAGTATCATGACCTTAGATACTTTAAAATACTAAAGGTTGTCCTCAAGGATACTTCATCCTTATTATGGTTAGAGGGTATTTCATTTCCTTTTGAATTACCTAGACCCCCGCCACATGGCTTAGCATACGCCGGAGTACTGTTTTTAAATGGTAATCCCTGGCTTATCTACGATTTTGCTCATAGTTGGAGCAAATCTACTAGAAGGATGGTATGAGTAAAAGAAGAACGAAACCCGTAAATAGCTTTGGTAACTTTGAGCTGCAGACTATTTCTGCACTGACTGAAAATCAAAGTAGGGTTCTGCGATCTGACGAGCATAAAGTAATGCATGGATCTGCTGGTACTGGTAAGACCTTTTTAGGAGTATATCAGGCTCTAGAAGCTATTACAGCTAATGAGTATAATAAACTAGTAATTATCCGCAGTACAGTATCAACTAGAGATATTGGCTTTATGCCCGGTAATGAAGAAGAGAAAGCTAAAATGTACGAGAGGCCATATGTGCCTATTGTAAATGAGCTCTTTAATAGAGGAGACGCTTATCCAATTCTAAAACAAAAAGGTACTATAAGTTTCGAAATTACTTCGTTTCTTCGTGGTACAACATTCAATGACTGCTTTATACTAGTAGATGAAATACAAAACATGAATTACCATGAACTAGACACTGTGATGACTAGAATTGGTAAAAACTGTAAAATTATACTCTGTGGTGACTACAAACAAACAGACCTTAAAGACTCCGGGGTGCGCAAATTCTTAGAAATTGTTAAGAGCATGCAATCGTTCCAATTCACTGAGTTTACTAGAGATGATATTGTGCGTAGTGGCTTTGTTAAAGAGTATATTATAGCTAAGGAAGAATATGAAGAAGGCGGTTCTAAGTAATAGGATTTACTTAGAGGCTTCGCCCGAGCTTCAGGAGAGGATAGATAAGGAACTAACTTATTCTATCCCCTCCTTTAGCGAGGCCGAGCCTCCTCTAGTAATTAGGAATATGAGTATAATTCGTCCTGGCTTAATATCTATACCCGTAGGTAGGCGAGACCTTATACCAAGTGACTACGAGATAAAAGATAAGAGGGTGCTTGCGCCGACCGACTTTCCTAAGTTCAAATTCAATTTACGTGCGAGTCAGCAAGCTGTACAAGATGAGTTAGTTGATAACGCTATTATTAACGCATCAGTAAGCTGGGGGAAGACCTTCTCCGGGCTTTCAATAGCAGGAAACTTAGGTCAAAAGACTTTAGTAGTTACACACACAGTTCCTCTTAGAAACCAATGGGTAAAAGAGACCGAGAAGGTATATGGGTTTACTCCAGGTATTATAGGTAGCGGTAAATTTGATGTTAGTAAGCCTATAACTATAGGCAATACGCAGACGCTAGTAAAAAATATTGATAAAATCTCCCGAGAATTCGGGACCTTACTAGTAGACGAAATGCACCACACCAGTAGCCCTACTTTTAGTAAAATTATAGACACTAACTACGCCAGGTATAAGATAGGGCTAAGTGGTACCATTCAGCGTAAGGACGGAAAACACGTAGTATTCAAAGATTACTTTGGAACTAAAGTGTTTAAGCCGCCTAAAGAAAACTATATTATACCCGAGATACATGTTTATAAGTTACCTATTAAATTTATAGATGGTACTGCTACACCCTGGGCTATAAGAGTAAATCATCTATTATACGATATCAACTACCAGGGCTCGGTAGCCCTTATAGCTGCTAAGTATATGGCTCTAGGACATAATGTACTTATAGTAGGAGATAGAGTAGAATTTCTAGAGGCAGTTACTAAGCTTATAGGCCCTAAGGCAGTTGCTATTACGGGTGCTGTTACACACGAAGATAGAGACCGTCTAATGTTATCAGTAGGTAACGGTACGGTACAGGCTCTAGCAGGAACTCAGGCTATCTTTTCTGAAGGTATCTCACATAACCCGCTAAGCTGTTTAATACTAGGGACTCCTGTTAATAATGAGCCTCTACTAGAGCAGCTTATAGGTCGTGTAATTCGTGAGTACCCAGGCAAGCTACAGCCCATAATTGTAGATATTAATTTACTTGGCAATACGGCCAAAAACCAAGCTAATGCAAGGCTTGGACATTACATTAAACAAGAGTATAAAATCAGGAGCATAGATGTTAGATCTTAATAATATGAATGAAGAAGAGATTATTATTTCGGAAGGTATGGATGCCCTTATTGATCTATGCCATGGTGCAGCAGTAGACGGTGGCTGGTGGAACGATTCTGTTACGGGAAAGCCTATTCACAGAGAGTCGGGCACGTTGTTTATGCTTATGGTTTCTGAGATTTCAGAAGCCATGGAGGCAGATCGCAAAGACCTAATGGATGATAAACTAACGCATCGTAAGGGCGTAGAAGTAGAGCTCGCAGATGCTATCATCAGAATCTGTGATTATGCTGGGTATCATGACCTAGACCTATCAGGTGCTATTCTAGAAAAGATTGAATACAATGCTAGACGAGCGGACCATAAACCAGAAAATCGTCTAAAAGAAGGTGGTAAAAAGTATTGAGCGTAAAATTAATTGGCATTACGCAGCCAACCGCGTATAGTGAGTGTAACACTGCTAATGATCTAGTAGCTTACACAGCCCGTGTTTCTAACCCAGGCAACCAAAGAAACCTTGAAACTTCCGGAAAACTAGTAAAGTTTCTAGTGAGGGAACATCACTGGTCACCATTTGAGATGGTTCATCTAGTGATGGAAATTAAAACAACTAGGGATATTTCTAGGCAGATTCTGCGCCATCGTAGTTTTAGCTTCCAAGAGTTCTCACAAAGATACGCTTTGGCGGAAAACTTTATAACTGATAGAGAGTTTAGACTACAGGATACCAAGAATAGGCAAAATTCTATCGAAGTAAATAACCCAGTATTACAAGCACGGTGGCGTGCAATGCAAGAAGTAGTTAAGGCTGCGGCTATGCAAGCGTATAACTGGGCTAAAAGTGAGGGGCTAGCTAAAGAGCAATCTCGCGTAGTACTTCCAGAAGGTCTTACGGAAACTACCGTCTACATGAGCGGGACTTTACGTAGTTGGATCCATTATTGTGAATTACGTAGCACTATTGGTACCCAAAAAGAACACCGTATTGTAGCTATTGATGCGTGGAACATTATTGCTGAGCATTTCCCAGACGTAGTTGAAGCCATGGACAGCATAAACTTAGATAAACAAAAAGCTTTATCTAAGATTGAGCTAGTTGACTATATGGAGAAGTATCATCCAGAGTTACTATCCGAAGCGCTTAGTAGCAAGTCAAAAATTTGTCTTGACAAATTGTCCTAATTGATATATAATGGTTCTTCAATACGATTGGAAGAAAATCAGCACAGCAGCTAAAGGTCGCTTAGGTAGAATTATTACCATCTTTAACATGATAACTTTTAATTCTAAGCCTTTAAGTAAAAAAGATCCTAAAATTTTTGTTTATAATAAAGATTTCTCAGGTAATTCTTATATGCTTAATCCGAAAGGGTTATTTAAGTATAGAAACTCCTATACTGACAGAGAGATTTGTCAATATATAGCCCTAGCTGCCTTAAGAAACTATTCCGAGTATGTAATATCAGGAGATAAATCTTTAAGCCTGATAAAAAGCCCTCTATCAACCGAAAAAATTAAAGCAAACAGACTACTTGACATACGTGAAGGTAAAATATACTTTATGTATGAGGAAGTCACAAAGGAGAAATAACTATGGCTAAGGCATTTAAGAATACTAAGGGTTCCGCAGTAAAGGGTAAGGTAGCTACCTATACCTATAAGGACGGAGACAACCGTATTCGTCTAGTTGGCGATGTGCTAGCTAGGTATGTTTATTGGATTAAGGGCGAAAATGGTAAGGACCTACCATTTGAATGTCTAGCGTTTAATCGTGATGAAGAACGATTTGATAACGCTGAGGTAGACCACGTAAAGGAATACTACCCACAACTAAAGTGTGGCTGGGCTTACGCGGTACAGGCGTTTGACGCATCAGAAGGTGCCGACAAGAGCAAAATCATCGTCGTAAACCTTAAGAAGAAGCTATTCGAAGCTATTATCTTAGCTGCCGAAGATTTAGGTGATCCTACCGATCCGGATACCGGGTGGGATGTTGTATTCCGTAAGGTAAAGACTGGTCCTCTACCAATTAACGTCGAATATCAACTACAGGTTCTAAAGTGTAAGCCTCGTCCGCTAGACGCGACTGAGCGCGCCACATTAGCAACTATCAAGTCAATGGATGAGCTACTAGTTCGTCCTACTGCCGCTGCGCAAAAGGAGCTTCTAGACAAGCTACGCTCTGGGGCAACTTCTGAGAATATTGACGAAGAAATTGACGAAGAATTCGAAGTGAAGTAATAACAGTTACGGGGGCCTTGTGCCCCCGTAATTTTGTCTTAGGAGTACAATGAAGATACTATTCACGGCAGACTGGCATTTAAAGCTGGGCCAGAAAAATGTACCTGTACTATGGGCTACAAATAGATACAGAGAGTTTTTTAGACAGGTATACGATATAGAACCTAATGTTGACCTTCATATAGTTGGCGGGGATATATTCGATAGATTACCTAGCATACAAGAGTTAGAACTTTATTTTGAGTTTGTTAGTTTAGTAAAGGTTCCTACTCTTATATACGCGGGTAATCATGAGTCCACTAAAAAAGGGGCTACTTTCTTTTCCAATCTAAAAACGGTAACTAATCGTATTAATCCACTAGTACGGATAGTAGATTATATTAAAGAAAATGAAGATTTTACAATCGTACCTTATGAGTTTATTCATAAGAAAGGTGTGTGGGATGGGTTAGACAAGTCTAAGCCTTTATTTACACACGTTAGAGGAGAGATTCCTCCGCATGTAAAGCCTGAAATAGACTTAGAATTATTAGCAGAGTTTCCTATTGTGTATGCGGGAGATTTACATTCGCACTCTAATACTCAGCTTAATATAGTCTACCCGGGTAGCCCTATGACTACTTCTTTTCATAGAAATGAAGTAAAAACCGGGTATTTAATTATTGACGGTGATACTTGGCATTGGGGTGAGTTTAAGCTACCTCAACTAATCCGTAAAACAGTAACGGATCCCGCGGGTATGCTACCTACGGGTTATCACCACACTATTTATGAGCTAGAAGGAGACGCTATTGACTTATCTCAGGTTAAAAGTAGTGAGCTACTTGATAAAAAGTTAGTTAAGCGCAGTACTGATGCAACACTACTTTTAAATAAAGACATGTCTATATTAGACGAACTAGTAGAGTACCTTCGGTATGTATTAGAAATACCTGAGGATAAAATTCCTAGTTTAACTGGAGTATATAATGATTACTTTCAAAAGGCTAAAGTGGGATAACTGCTTCAGTTACGGGGAATCTAACTATATTGATCTAGATCAATACACGTTAACACAGATTATTGGCCCGAATGGCGCTGGTAAATCTTCCATCCCTCTGATAATTGAAGAAGTTCTATTCAGCAAAAACTCTAAAGGAGTGAAAAAAGCCGACATACCCAATAGAAATACGGGTAAAGACGCATATAATATCTCCCTTGCTTTTGATATTGACTCCGTAGAGTATGAGCTAACTGTTAATAGAAAGTCTACTATTAAAGTTAAGCTTGTAGAAAACGGGGTAGATATTAGTAGCCACACAGCAACTAATACTTTTAAGTCAGTACTTGATCTAATGGGCATAGATTTTAAGACTATGTCTCAGTTGTTTTATCAAAACACTAACGCTAGTCTCCAATTTCTAACCGCTACAGACACTAATAGAAAGAAATTTCTAATAGACCTTCTAAGGCTAGAGGATTATGTAGCATTATTTGAAGTCTTCAAAGAAGCTGTAAAAGAGATTTCTAACAAAGTATCTGGGGCTCAAGCTACTGTTAATACCGTACAGAAATGGCTTGATGGAAATAAAATCGAGACTACTACAGTACTGCCCCTTCTGGAAATAGATTTAAATACGGAAGAAGACGAGGTCACTCTCCGTAAAGTTTCATTAGAATTTCAAAATATCGCCAATGAAAATCGAAAAGTTTCCATAAACGAAGATTACAAGGCGCGGCTAGCTAAGATACCTTTAGACGAGGCTAAGGCTATAGATATTACTGCCCATCAAAACTACGACAGTGATATGGCAACTTTAGGTGCTAAAAAGCAAGAAGGAACTAGCATAACCAAGTATATAAGTAAGCTAGAATCACTAGGGGATACCTGCCCTACTTGTGAGCAAAAAATACTGCCGGAATTTAAAGGTACTCTTTTAGCAGAGTCAAAGGCTACTCTTAGCGTTATTAAGGCAGAAGTGGCTAGTATCGAGGAGCGTATTACTACTATTAAGGTAAATAATACTCAGTACGCTAAGAAATTAGCTATTCAGAAAGACTGGGAGGATACGTACCGTAACATAGATGAAAGTCTACCCAACACGTTACAGGATAAGCAAGCCTATCAAAATAGTATTGATGAAATTACTAAAAGGATAGATGCTACTAAAGCCGCTATTGCTACAGCTACTTACGAGAATAACAAGCGTATGCAAGAAAATGCCCGTAATGAAGTTATTCAAGAGCAAACAGCCAAGTTTAAGCTACAGCTAGAGGAAGCTTCCGCAATACTATTAGCAGAAACTAATAGATTAGCAGAGGTAGAAATACTTAAGAAGTCCTTTAGCACAAACGGGTTGATTGCGTATAAGATTGAAAACTTAGTAAAAGACTTAGAAGACTATACTAATGAGTATCTAGCCGAGTTATCTGATGGTAGATTTACTATTCAGTTTGTAGTCTCTAATGACAAACTGAACGTGGAAGTTACCGACTTTAATAACGTAGTAGACATTCTAGCACTTTCTAGTGGCGAGCTTGCCCGAGTTAACACTTCCACGCTTCTGGCCCTACGTAAACTAATGGGTGCTACTTCTAAAAGTAACATCAATGTGCTGTTCCTAGACGAAGTTATTAACGTACTAGATGAGCAGGGTAAAGAACGATTAGTAGAAGTTCTACTAGAAGAAAAGTTAAATATATTTATTGTATCCCATAATTGGACTCACCCACTTCTAGAGAAACTAGTTGTAGTTAAGGATTCCAAAGGGATAAGTTACATAGAAAGGTAATATGGTAGATTCTAGAGCTAAAGGAGCCCGTGGAGAATACACGGTTAGAGACTTATTACGAGCCGCTACTTCTTTACAGTTTGAAAGGGTTCCCTTATCTGGAGCGCTTCCATATCTGAAAGGGGACCTATACGTTCCTAACCAAACCAACAGATTTTGTATAGAAGTTAAAAACTACGCAGATTCTCCTTTAACAGATAAGCTGTTCACAGCCCCTAAAACTAATAACTTAGTAAAGTGGTGGCTAAAGATCAAGAATCAAGCTTTTAATTCCGGGCAAGAACCTCTACTATTTTATAAATATGATAGATCAAAGGTATTTGTGGCTACTGAATTAAAACCGCTAAATGTAGAAAAATACCTTTACATTAGCTGGTTAAACTGCTATACTATGTTAGCAGAAGATTGGCTGGCCAATGAGAAAGTAACTTTTATATAATGGTATCGTTTAATACTACACCTAAACCAACCGATAATATATTAGTAGTAGACGCCCTAAACCTAGCTTTCCGATGGAAGCACACGGGCTCTACTAAATTTGTAGATGAGTATGTAAAGACAGTAAAATCTTTTGCAAGGTCTTACAGCGCCGGTACTGTAATTATTACAGCAGACCAGGGCAGTAGTTCTTATAGAAAAGATATTTACCCTGAGTATAAGGGCAATCGTACTGCCCTCAGAGAAGAGCAGACCCCTGCAGAAAAGCGGGAGTTTGAGCTATTTTTCAAAGAGTATGAGAATACGTTGGAAGCTCTATCAAAAGAGTTTCTGCTGTTTAAGTACAAAAATGTCGAGGCCGATGATATTGCTGCTTGGATAGTTAATAACAAGGATACATTTGGTTTTAAGAATATCTGGCTTATAAGCTCAGATAGAGACTGGGATTTGCTAGTTGAAGACAGTGTGAGCAGATTTTCTTATGTTACTAGAAAAGAAATTACCGTTGATACGTGGGATTATCCCGTTAGCAGGGAACACTATATCTCCTACAAGTGCTTAGTTGGAGATAGTGGCGATAATATTCTTGGTATACCAGGTGTGGGCCCTAAGCGAGCCGTAGCTCTTATAGAAGAATACGGGGACGCTTTTGATATTTATGCCGCATGTCCTGTACCCGGCACTAATAAATTCATTCTATCTTTGAATGAGCATAAAGAACGATTACTAGTAAATTATGAACTTATGGACTTAAAAACTTACTGTGCAGATGCAATAGGCGAGTCCAACGTTAAAGACCTTGAGTGGAGACTTAATGAATATAGATTACAATAGAGATAAGCTACTATCTGACTTTGGTATTGAAACACTAAAAGACCGATATATGATTCCAGGAGAAAAGTCTCCCCAAGATGCGTTTGCTAGAGCAGCTACGGCATTTGCCGATGACGAAGCACATGCACAGAGACTATATGACTATGCAAGTAATTTATGGTTTATGTTTAGCACTCCAATTCTTAGTAATGGCGGTACTGACAGGGGCCTTCCTATTAGTTGCTTCCTTAACTATGTTCCTGATAGCCGTAAAGGAATTACTGACCACTATACTGAAAATGCATTTCTAAGTTCTGTAGGAGGCGGTATTGGTAGCTACTGGGGCGACGTTCGTTCAGTAGGTTCGTCCACCTCTAAGGGGTCACAGTCTACTGGAGTTATTCCGTTCATTAAAGTAGTAGATGCCGAAATGCTGGCGTTTTCTCAAGGGATTACCCGCAGAGGTAGCTGTGCAGTTTATCTAGATATTGATCACCCGGAGATCGAAGAATTCCTAGATATTCGTAAGCCTACAGGCGGAGACACTAACCGAAAGTCAACTAATCTACACCATGCTGTAATTCTTTCTGATAAGTTTATGCGTATCATTAAGGAAGCAGCTTCTACGCCTGGATTTGATGATAGTTTTGATCTGATTGACCCTAACTCTAAAAGGGTGTTGAAGACAGTTTCTGCTAAAGCTCTTTGGGTTAAGATTATCCAAAACCGCGTTGAAACTGGAGAGCCTTACATTATGTTTGGGGATACAGTTAACAGGGCTCTACCCGAGTGGCTAAAAGCTCAGGGCTTGAAGGTACACCACTCTAATCTATGTACAGAGATTCTACTACCAACCTCAGAAGATCGTACCGCAGTATGCTGTCTATCAAGTGTTAATCTAGAAGAATTTGATAGCTGGAGAGATAATAAAGACTTCATTCCGGACATTATTCGGATGCTAGATAACGTACTAGAACACTTTATCTTAAATGCCCCGGATGAGCTTTATAAAGCTGCGTATAGCGCAGTTAGAGAACGCTCTATTGGCTTGGGAGCCATGGGCCTACATGCCTATCTACAGAGGCACTATGTAGCATACGAAAGTCCTTTTGCCCGAAAGATCAATAAGGACATTTATAAGCATCTTAAGTCAGAAGGCTTACGAGCCGACAAAATCCTGGCGGATGAACGAGGACCTTGCCTGGACGCTCTAGACTATGGAGTACACCGCAGGTTCTCACATATTATGGCCCCTGCCCCTAATGCTAGTTCTTCAATATTCTGTGGGGATACTAGCCCTAGCAATGAGCTTTACCCCGCTAATGCTTATACTAGAAAGACTACAAGTGGTTCTAGCCTCCTGAAAAATGAGTATCTTGAGCATATTTTACAGGAGATGGATAGAGATACTATGGAAGTGTGGTCCAGTATTATTACTAATCAGGGCTCCGTACAACATCTAGAATTTTTAGATCAGCATACTAAAGATGTGTTTAAGACCTCTAATGAAGTACGCCAGTCTTCTATTATTCTTATGGCTGCTGACCGAAGTGCAGATATTTGTCAAGGGCAAAGTACTAACCTGTCCTACCCTAGTGATGTTTCTAAAAGGGAGCTTCATGATGATCTAATTCTTGCGTGGGAAACGGGAGTTAAAACACTATACTACCTCCGCAGTAGGGCAGTACGTAAAGCAGAAAAAGTTTCTAATATCACCGAAAGAGTTTACATTCCAATTGATGCCTCTGACTGTGTAGCCTGTGAAGGATAACCAATGAGTTTACTAGAAAAGCGCGATTACTACAAGCCTATGGATTATCCGTGGGCATATGAATACTACAAAAAGCAACAGCAAATGCATTGGATGCCAGAAGAAGTTCCTCTGGCGGACGATCTGAATGACTATCGTGTTAAACTAAGTGAAGGTAACAAACTTCTTATTACTCAGCTATTTAGGTTCTTTACTACTGCTGACGTTAACGTTGCTGGTGGTTACGCGGAGCACTATATGCCACGCTTTAAGCCCCCTGAAGTTAGACAGATGCTAAGTGCCTTCGCAGCAATGGAAGGTGTTCATATTGAAGCATACTCACTTCTACTAGAAACCCTAGGATTTCCTGACGATGAGTACCAGAAGTTCGTAAACATCAAAGCTATGGCGGACAAACATGAATACTTAAGTCAGTTTGGTACTGAAACTAAGGAACAGCTTCTAAAGACTATGGCAGTCTACAGCGCGTTCACTGAGGGTGTTCAGCTATTCTCTTCTTTCGCAATTCTGTTGAACTTCTCTAGGTTTAACTTAATGAAGGGCATGGGCCAGATTATCACGTGGAGTATTAGAGATGAAAGTCTCCACGTCGAAGGTATGAGCCGTCTTACTGTAGAGTTCATCAAAGAAAACCCAGAACTGTGGACTGATGCAGTAAAGTACGATATCTACTGTTCTGCTGAGAGAGTAATTGAACTTGAAGACGCCTTCATTGATATTTGCTATGAAGGTGCTGACGTTCCTGACCTGACTAAAGAACAGGTTAAGGCGTATATTCGGTTCCTAGGAGACAAGAGACTAAACGGTATTGGACTAAAAAAGATCTTTGGTAGTGAGGAAAACCCACTACCTTGGATTGACCACATGGTAAATGGGGTGGAGCACGCTAACTTCTTCGAAACTCGTTCGACTGAGTATGGTAAGGCCACTACTACCGGTAACTGGAAAGATATTTTTCAATAAGCAAAAGCCCCTGAGATTGCTCTCAGGGGCTTTTTTAATTAAAAGAGGAAGAACTTCTTTTGTTTGGGAGTTAGTATTTCCATAACTTTTTTATTGCGCTCATCACATTTATCTACTATACTAATGACGTCTAATTTCTGACTACCTTCTTGTGTAAGTTTAGCAGTTTGAGTATCTAACGCGCTACCTAAGTCTCCCAAATCTGAGCCTTTCGGTAGCTGTGCAACACCTACTACTCGCTTCCTATACTCTTCTGGTATATTAGGCCCACACTCAATTGCTAGCGCAGCCAGGTGTAGTTTCTGGGTACTTGCACAACCCGCGATTAAGCTGCTCGACATAAGCATCGTCAAGGACAATGCCAGCGCCGGAAGCACTTTGGATTTTTGTAACATTTTCCGCGTTTATCCCTTCTAGTCGACGTTGATTTGCCACTCCACTAGCATAAATTTTATTGGAGTCTCTAGCTAGTATAGTACCTTGATCAGATACTACTGCATCCCCCTTTGCAAGAGCTGCACTAATTTCCGCTTTTTCAGCTCGGCGTTCCATATATTTATAAGAGCCAAAGCCTCCACCTAGTATCACTAGTATAATTATTAAACCTACCAACCACTGGGGCATATTAAGCCTCGTTGGTTGACATAGCTCCAGTAGCAGCTACAATATAGGGCTTTACACTACCTGGTGTTACATTATATTTTGGTCTACGAGAAGCAATACATCTTGTTTTAGCAATTCTAGTAATAGTCACTTTGTCGCTCTGATTACCTCCCAGAACATGAAATGCAGTAGAATCCTCTGCTACGTAAAAACCGACATGGCCGCCGCCATCCCGAACAAATACTAATATGTCGCCAAGACTTGGGGTACCCGCAGCATCACCAAACTTAGCCCAATTTCTAGCCCACAAAGGGTCTTTAACAGCATCTTTGCCTGCTCGTTTAGTGACTATTCCAGCAAATAGTCCACACCATGGGATACTATCCGCAGAGTAAGATTTATCTAACCCCAGTTCTTTACCCCACGACATAATTATAGGATTATTCTTAACTCCAGGGGTTTCTACCGTCCCTAGTAACTTTAGACCCTCCGCAATAGTTTTAGGTAGCGTTCCTACCTCTGTTAACCAAGTATAGTTACTCATCTTTATTATTTCCTTTCCAACTAGCTACTACTTTGGCGTAGTCTAATACAGAAGCGCCTGCCATATAAAGGCCATCTAAAATTACTTTTGCTCCGATCAGAGCTAAAGCCACCCATTTTACATCACTTGAATCGTCTAGTTTAACTATAGAAAATGCTAATATTGCCATATATATAGCGGAGGATACAAAAGTATACCACCTTCTATAGAACCAGCCATTTTCTGCTGGAGTATCATCCTGCTCCATATTTTTCTCCCCTTGGCTGTAGTATGCCAACCCAAGCTATAACTTTATCGTTAAGCATAGTCGGTACAGCCCTACAATAGCACTCTACTACTAATCCCTTTCTATCAATTACTTTATATGTTTTTTCAAAGACGCGTTTTTGCTCTACAGCTACGTACCACTCAGACCTAACTAAGGCAAGATCTTCAGCTGCTATTGATAAAGTCCAGCCCCAGCTTTTCAGCTCACTCATAGATCTACCTGTTAAATTTTCATACTCTTTAGATACCCAAGTGTACAAGCCTTCTGCTGTAGTTTCAAACATAATAGCTTGTTTACTATCTAAATAATGAGCCATTTTTGTTTCATGTATTAATTGATTAGTCTCCAGTCTATTAATTGCGTCCCGTAAAGAGCTACCACTATTAGGTTTTAACTGCTCTACTATATAATCTAGTTTTTCTCCAGCAGCTATATAGTCTTGTTGTAGCTTAGTAATATTTCTACTATTTCCAGAAAAAGGAGAAGAAATACTTTTATATATTGAAGCAACCCACCCTCGAATGGCTGGTATAGTTGTTGCTCCAAATACAGAAACGGTTATACCTAGTATAGCGACGGCTATCCCCAACTCTTGAGAGATAATTGTTAGCATTGTAGGTTCTGTCATTTTTATCCTATAAACGGCTATTCCCGTTCTTGCGTTACGCTAGTTGAGTGAGCAGCTAGTAACTAGCTGCTCACTTTATATACTATTCCGGAGGTATTGGCCATATAGGATTGAAAACATCTATTACAGTTTCTGGGAAACTGAGTAAAGCCTCCCTATAATTTTGCCACTCCTGCACTTTTCCTGTGGTCATAGACATAAGCCTCAAAGAACTTAGTGTATCTATTTCCTGTTTTAACTTACTATCTCTATCTCTACGAATATTGCGTAAAGCTATAAACTCTAGTTCTTGTTGTATTATTTCTGGGGGTTTTGGATGAATGATTCCGTTTACAACATAATAATCTTTAGCAGATATTACGTCCTCTACCTCTACAAAACTTTCTCCTTCTTGTAATTGATTTTGTACTAGGAACGAGTGGCAGAACACTACTCGTTTAATAGCCCCAGTACTAGTATCGTAGATTACTATAGTAGTATTTCTACCCCAGGTACTCATCTTTTTAACTCCTGTCCATACATTGATCCACCTAACCAATCTATATTTGTTCCAGTAACTTTACCAACAGAATAATAGTATGCACCGCCTGCAACAGCAGTAGTATCATAGAATGTTATAGTCATAGGAACTTCATCTTGTCCATCAAAGGACGCCCTGGCTACGGCTCCTGCTAATGGCACCCCGTCTCTATATAGCTGTAGTAGTAGTGTAGTACGTGAAGATGGGAAGTGGAAATTCGAATAGAAATCAATCTTAATACCCCTAGAAGTTACTGGGTACACCGAAAACCCAATAAAAGTTGTGTTTGGCATGTTATAGTAACTATAATTAGCCGTAGCAAACACAGGCAATGATATTGAGTTATCTACTAAATGATCCGTAATTACTGTATTAGCACTGATTTTATTAGTAGTTATTGCATTGGATGCAATATTAGCAGCTTCAATAGTGTTAGCAGCCACGTGGTACCCTGCTATATTACCTGCTTTAATTTTTGCAGATGTAACTGATTCAGTATTTAGATTGTTTGCATCAATAGTAAAAGCTGCTATATGATATCCAGCAATATTAGCTGCAGCAATTTTTGCTGCAGTTATGGCACCAGCATCTATTTTATCAGCAGTAACTGCACCCGTAAATATTTTACCCGCTGTAACCGCTCCCGCCTCTATAGTACCAGCAGTTACCGCATTAGTAGCAATTGTGCCTGCTGTTACAGCTCCTGTATTAATTTTACCTGCAATCACTGCACCGGCTTCAATAGTGGCAGATGTTACTGCATTAGCCGCAATAGTACCTGCAGTTACAGCTCCAGTATTAATTTTACCCGCCGTAACTGCACCTGCTTCAATAGTACCTGCGGTTACAGCATTAGCCGCAATAGTACCTGCAGTTACAGCTCCAGTATTAATTTTACCCGCTGTAACTGCACCCGCTAAGATAGTTCCAGAGGTTACAGCGTTGGCAGCAATAGTTCCTGCGGTTACAGCATCTGCAGCAATTTTACCCGCAATAATAGAACCAGCTAAAATTTTAGGGGAAGTTACTGCATCTGTACCTATTTGTGTACTAGTGATAGTTCCTGTTATCTTTGTAGCTGCAAGATCCGCGACTTGTGCATTAGTAAGTTGTCCAGTTATTTTAGCAGCAGCAATATCTGCTAATTGAGCATTGGTAAGTTGACCTGCAATTTTAGCAGCAGCAATGGAGGCTAGTTGGCTATCTGATAGTTGCCCAGTTATTTTAGCAGCAGCAATATCAGCTAACTGAGCATTAGTAAGCTGCCCTGTCATATCCGTAGCGGCTACTGCAGCAGTCCATGCTGTTCCTGTATACCTGTACAATTTATCTGGAGCATTAACCCCATCTGTAGTTGTAAGGAATACCATTCTACCTTGAAACAAGTTAGTAACTGGTAGTGCCGAAACTATTTCGTAGCCAGTTTTAACCTTACTGACGGAGAATACTTTGGTATACGTTACAGAATTATACACACAATTCAAAGTAAGAGTACCTGAGTCGCCTGGCATAGCTGTTATTCTATAGTACCCCTTAGGGAACCCAGCTACCGGAGTACCTGTTGCAGTATTTATAGTCCCAGTAACACCACTAGCGGTCGCAGATAAACTTGCTAGTGACGTAATATCCGTTCCACCTAAGTATATCTTAAGGTACCCATCTACACCTGCGAAAGATGGAACAGTTCCCTCTGCGTAAGCAAAAACAGTGTACGCGTCATTTGTAATAGTTACTGATACAGCATCTGTTCCGTCTAGGCCTATTACACCGTCTTTAACTATAGTAACATTAAATGTCTTATCTATAGTAATTCCACCGTATGCAGCGCGTAAGTTTAGTTTTGCTGTAGGTGCCGACATAACTATAACTGCATAGTTACCGGAGCTGTCTATAGAACCTGTACAAGAAACTGTAGATACTACAGAATACGCAACTCCTGTAGTCACTTCTGTGATACCGGTATATATCTTAAATATACCAGAGGCTGGGGTGTAACTGCTAACTACCCCGGCACTATCCGCAGACAGAACAACTACTTCGTTAGTAAGTTGCCCTGTTATAGTCTGCGGAGCCCCATCTGTAGACCCTAAAATAGCAAGTGAAGTTAGGTTGGGATAAAACTCGGAATAGTTATCTGCAGATACACCATTTATATTAGTAGTAATAGTTCTATGTCTAATTCTATAGTACTTAGATACAGAGCTAGTAGAATATACTACGTCGAAATATTTGTTTATAGGTACATCTAAAGTAGCTAATAAACTATGCTTACCTACAGATATACCTAATCCAGTACCATTAGTTAAAGTAACAGTGCTACCGAGAATAGTTTTTAGTGTAAATGTAGTAGTAGTAGGGGTACTGGCTACATAGTATAGCTGCCCGGCAGTAACACCATTTCCAGTAATAAAAGCTACTACTGCAGTATCTACAGATAAATTATGGGCCACGTCAGTAGTAGCTACGTTGCTACTAATAGAGGTTATTAGAATATCCTTACTATAGCTGTATATTTCGGTTTTAGTTCCTGTAGGCGACGCTGTTAGACTATTATCCCAAGTAAGATTTATAGTTACTGTTGTGTCATCACTATCAACTAATTCTGACGCAGATAAATTACTTGGAGCATTAATTACAGGTACGTTTGGTAGACCTGTTAGGCCTGAACCTCCTTGCTTAGAGATATTACTTATTTGGTAAAAGCTATCGTCGTACTCCGTAGCTACTATATCTACTAAACAGTCCGCGGCTATATCTATTGTTTCTACACGGAACTTCTTTGGTGTAGTCCAGCCATACTTAGGGTACTCTACTTGTATTATAGACCCAGGTACTAGTAGTATACCTTTAGGTCTAATAGTAATAGAAATCTCTAAGCCGAACCTAGATTTATTAAGATACCTATCGGCTAATAACCTAGCATTATAGTAGTTAGTAATCCCAGGGATAGATAAGTTACCTTTTCTAGGAACGTTTCTATCTGCTTTTAGGTAGTCAGAATTAAAGAAGCTTATATTTCTAGCTTCATATTTATTGGAGGGGTCCGCGTAGGATACTGCTAAAGAGTTATAAGCACCTCGGATACCCTGGTCTACTAAGTTGATCTTCCCAATAATATCGTCTTCGGTAATATTATGTACGTCTGACGATAGTATTGGTGTAGCAGGCTTTTCAACATCTAAGTGGTACTTTCCAGAACTATACCTTAGAATACCCCCAAAATGGGATAGTATGCTATTAATATTATCAAATATAGGCTGAGAAGTATCTATAGCAATATTACCCTGGTGCTTAGTGACGTAACGCTGTTCTTGCGCCGACCAGCCTACATACTTCCAATAATCTATGCCATCAGAATCGTACAGAGAGTAACCAGAAGATAGCCTATCAGACTTAATTCCTTGGACAGGATTTCCAGAAGTAAATATGCCTTCAGTAGAGGGGCCTGTACCAGATATCTTACTAATAGTTGTAGTGCCTAGAAATTCTAGGTTCCCCGTAGTACCACTAGTATGCTCTGGGGCACTACCTCCCGCGGCATAACCAGTAGCAACTTTATAAAGTCTATTGTTATAGTATACTAAATCGCCTTGCTTAAATACTTTCCAGCTATTCCAAAGGTTTGATAATTTACCTATAACATTAGTGAAAGTCACAAACTTAGTAGAAGTTCCTGGTACAGTAGAAGTATCTACTGAGGACACAGTACCCTGCCAGATAGTTTTGCTAGCAGAATTTACTAAATTATAAATATCTCCTACAGCTATAGAAGACCCCGCATTAGTTATACGAACTGTAACATCAGAATGAATATCACAGGATCTAGCGGACTCTAGCCAAGATGGTAAGTATAAATCTGAAGATAGGTTTAAGCCCCTGCCGTAAGACTTAGAAGTACAGTATTCCAGGGCTACCATGGCAAAGTTAGTACTCGTTCTATGATCTGAGTATGCCTGCGATATATTATAAGTATTACTAATTGTAGGGATGGTATCCCATAGTCCATTAATAGTAGCTATTTTGCTAGCACCATCATACGCCACTATACGCTTTGTTTGAGTAACTTGTTTGCCCGTAATATCTGTTTTAATAACAGTTATATCATGGTCAATATAGTAATCATTAACAGAGCTAGCAGAACTAGATAGCTTTATAGTATTTCTTGAACATATTTTATTGCCCACTAAACCTGTAGCGAAAACGTTATTAGTACTATAATTTAATTCAGTAGTTACGTCTGTCGCTGTTGTAACTCCTCCTATAATAGAATCACTAAACTTTTCGTTAGTAATAGGAGCTAAGTTACTATCAAGAATACTGAATTTTGGGTAGTCATCAAAAGTATCACCGCCTATAGCTAGAGACGCTAATGATGCGTACGATATTCTTAATGCCCCAGCTGAGTTAGACACAGCGGTTATAGTAGAACTTAGTTCAAGCGCTGGGCTACCAGAAGTTTCACTGTAATTATAAGTTACCATAGTCCAAGTATAAATACCGGAACTAATATAGAACTTAGTAATACTAGGTACTCCGTCTGTATAATCTAGACTAGGAGGCACACTAAATCTGAATCTAGTGTCCGCACTACCATCAGGCTTATATATAGTCCACTTATCTATTATCTGTACAGATGCATTAATAGTAGCATTATTATCTGATCTTTTTAAAGTTACCCAGTCACCTAAGCTAAAGTTATCAGAAGATTCTGCATCTGCTTTATTATAATGAGTATAGCTGTAATCGTAATTGTAACAGGGTATAACCTTACCATTAACTATAAATTCTAGCTTAGGTATAGAAGTCTCGCCTTCTGCTATTTTATATTTAACTACTACATAAGCCGTATCTAGCAGTCTGTGATTTGGACCCCAGTATTCTGCAGTGTCAGTACCTGTCCAATAGTCGCTTTGTACTTTAAAGTTACTTGTCTTAGCAATATTTACTAAAGATTGCGCAGCCTTTTGGCCCTCTTTACCAGAAAAGAAGTCCATAACAATAGTTTGTGGAGATGTTAGGCTTAAAGTTTCCCCGTCTTTTATACCACTAGAGGTTACGGGAGCTGTAACTATAGGTTCTACGTAATTTCTATATCTAATCTGATCTATTAAATTATATCCCAAATCATATAGGTAGGTCTCATCACTATAGTAAGAAATAGGAGTACCACTAGTAGCTATTGCCCCTCCAAGTACATCCCCTCTATCAGCCCGTCCCATACATACTAGAGGTACAGTATTATCTGGGTTTTGTACTGAACGAGCATCAAAGTCAGACTTATTACCACAGATTAAAGAGTTGCCATCAATATAAACATCATATATTGATGCTACCTCGCCCTCAGATAGAGCATAGATAACATATACCGAAGAAGCATCATCTTTTAACGTATCCGCAAATACAGGGATACCTGTTACAGGCCTTACGCCATATATAACAGGCAGACTTTTAGCCTGTAATTGAAAGTCTAACTCTGTACTTCGTACTTCAGGGGATAGATAATTTCTAACTTTCACTTTACTAATTAGACCAAAGAACTTCTTTTTTACTGTTACATCTTGTTTTTCAACAAGAGTAGTATAATTAGCTAGTAAGTTTACCGAGGTTTCTGCGTGGGAGAAGCCCTTATCGTAGGCGTATTCAGGTTTAATTGATGATATAGGGTTAGGGTTACCATTAGAGTCCAGCGCTCTGTGAAAATCATCAGAGGTTATTCTACCGGATACTTGGGACCAATCCCCCCAATGGCTAGTCATACCCCAGGATACTTTAATATATGTCTCGGTATCTTCAAAGCTAACATTGCTGATAAGGCCTTTGAATATAAGTATTGGCTCCCCAACTATAATACCTTCTTGAAAGAAGGCTTTCCATATAAAAACTTCTCTATTAATGAAAGAAGCATAGTTAGCGGTATTCTTGTCTAGAAGTATACTCTTTATTTCTTCTGAGGCTAAAGACATAGTTATGTTAATAGCATTTTCAGCAAGCATAACTACGTCAATTTGAGTTAGTCTAACTACATTATTAGCCATAAAAGCTTTAATGTTAAAATCTCCGGGGCTACTATTTCCAGAGATAGTTACTTTATCCCCCTCGCGGAATCCCTCCCTAACCAAGTCGACTTCAGGAGGAACAACTATATCAAATACTCCCGTAGATACTACGGATATATTTACCAAAGCTTCCGCGTAAGCACCAATGGAAGTTCCATCTAGTTCTACATTAAAAGTAGTCGCTTTGGCTTCACTATCCTCAGATACTGAACCTACTCGAACTACTTTATTAGCTATGTAATTTTGTGCCCCATTCGAGACCCCAGCTAAACTAGTACTTCCATCATCAAAAGATACGTCTATAGAAGAATCAGTTATATAGGTGTAACGCTCTCTAGAGGTACTAACACTACCACTCGCAGAGTCTGGTAATGAAGGTCTCTCAAATTTAATTAAGTGACAATAGTCAAACGACTCATTGTTCATTAACATTGTTTTTAAAGTAGAATTAATAGTACGTTCTGTCATAATAGTATCCTATATAACTAAGACTTCTTTGTCAAGAGTTAAAATTTTATGGTTGTAGCTCTTCAACCGAAAGACTGAAATTAAATAAATTATTAGTTCCTAAGCTATACTCCTGTATATCATTTTTTAATATACAGCGAATTTTAGGGTTACTAAATATTACTAAGGTAGGAGAGGGAATTATAGTAACGTTACTACTTACAGTAGCTACGGAACCTCCTTGCGTTGTAGAAAGGCTGAAAGTATTTGCTGATAAATAAATTACGTAGTATACCGTATGCGCTGTTAAACCACCTCCAGATACAATTCGTACCTGTTGATTGTTGTATAAACCATGCGAAGTTTTAGTAAACACGTTACTAGTAACACTAGTTGTTACTATTTGAGTAAACCCTCTAACTACCGCCCTACTTAATGGCGGTGTAAAATGCACTCTTCTCTGTGTAGTTAATAACCCGCTAGTTTCATATACTAGATAATTTTCAGACCTAGTAACTCTGTACGCTTTTGTGTGGTTTACATTATTACTATCTTGAATGGTAAATAAATCGCCAGGAGAAGGGTCCCCCACAATACTAGAATGCCTTATAATTAGCGAACTTGTACCTGCTGCTGCGTCTAAGTCTACACACATTGGGTATATGGCTACACAAGCTGCAAAAGTACTATTTCTAGGGGCCGCGTACTCAGGTAACGCCATATAAAATGCATCCTTACGGCCATTTCTAGATAGTAAAAAGGAGAATACGGGCTCAAACTGAGCCCGTGTCATTGGATGATAATTAATATCCACTTCCCAATACTGACCACCACTAGATCTCGTTACTCCTCTGCCACTTACTGTACGAGATACTTGCGTATCTCGTACAGACCTAAGTGAAATGGAAGCAAATCCCGGCCCTGCTGTACCAGTCGTATTATCATACACACCAGCATTTGTTATTTTATTTACTGGATCTGGTAATATATTAGAAAAAGCCATTATCTGCTCCCACTGTTTCTATATTTAGAAACGTTTACATTTTCTAAGAAAGTTTGCCCATTTGCATTAGCAGCCTCTCTTAGCATTGAAATTATAGCTCCCCGGTTCTTAACTAGTACTTTTTCAACACCTTCTGCATCAACTGCTTGGATATTGAAAGACGCGTTAATTCCGCCGGAACTTTCCTTAGAGGCGGCATCATTAGAAACTATCGTAGATGAAACGTCTGGGTAGATCTTCTCGGGGCCCTTTTCACCAACTATAATACCAGCACGGCCACCATAAGCAGCTCGTTTAAAGTTACTAGCGTCAGTTCCTTGTCCCATAGATCCAGTTACATAACCAGATTCTCCCCCTGCATTTGAGTTATTTCTAGCCAAGTCTACAGAGTTAGATCTAGTACCAATACTTAGAGAGGCTGGCGCAGACGCGGCAGCTCCCGCAGTAGAAGCACCACCTTGATAGCTAGTTCCGGCGATAATAGCTAATTGTGCTGCACCAAGTGCGGCAAATATAGGAGCTAGCGGGATTCCGAAGATACCCGTTTGTCCCATAACCATAGCAATAGAAGCGGCGGTACTCATAACAACTTGAGCCATCATTAGCTTTTTATTAACATCAAAAGCTTTTCTAGCTGCGCTATCCTTCTTTTTTTCAAGAGAAGCTAACAATGCAACACTTTGGGCTGATTTACCGTCACGCTTTTGTTCAGCGGAAATTTCACTATCAATAGCAGCTATTTTTGCTTTCGCGCTAGCTTGAGCAATTGAAGCAATTTGACCAACGATAGCACCCATAGCGGATAGCCCGTCAGCGGAAGTTATACCTGCTTCCCCTATCTTAAGAATAGAGTCCGCAATAACTAAAGAACCTTGAGCTAGGGAAGATACGAACTCTCCATCAGGACCTAGAGCTCTTAACTTCTCAAATACAGGGTCTAAATCAGCACTAAGTGCAGTTAAACGTTGAGACATTGTATCCGTGGGTTCTAAAGCCCTTAAGTTAGCCCCAGAAGACTCTGGAGGCCCGGATAGTCTTGCGGCAGGTATAGATACTTTTTCTAAAGTATTTTTTGCAGCAGTAACAGAATTAGTAACTTCAGCAATTGCTCCCGACATAGCATTAGGTATAGTTTTTAAAAGTAAATCTAAGCTATTAGCGTATGCAATCTGTGCGTTAGCTGTAGCTACCATAGCGGATTTCTGCTCTTCATTTAACCCAGGGATTGCACTTATAGCCCTAAGATTATTCGCAGCGTTAGTTTTAGCCGCTAAACTATCATAGGTATACTTAGCTTTTAAAAGTGCATATTCTGCTTTTATAGTTTCAATCTTTATATCCGCGGATGCTTTAACAGCATCGTAAGTAGCTTTAGCTAGTTCTATATTTAGAGCCCGCTCTTCTGTTGGGACTAACTCTCTACCTGTTTTAGCTATAGCTATTTCTTTAGTTTCTTTTCGTAATTCCGCAGCTGCAATAGCGGAGGCTTCTAGTGCTGTTGCTTGCTCCTTTTTAATATCTAGAGTTTGTTTTTCCAGCTCTAAAATATCTATATTAGTTTTTATATTTAGAGTTTTTAATACGGCAGCTTTAGAGTCTAGGTCTAGTTGGTCGGCTTTAATAGCACTAGAATGTGCAAGTAAGTCCACTTGTTTATCCAAAATATCTAAGTCTGTTTCTCTCTGGCCTTTAGCAGCTCTTCTAAGCCCAGATTCTTCTTTTTCTCTTATAGTTACTTGTAGAGCTGCTAGCGAGGCGGCTTGCTCTAATCTTAACTTTTCTTGGAGTAACGGGACAACTTTGTTGTAATATTCAATAGCACTTGCGTAATTAGCATCAGTTATACTGCCCAAGGCCTCAGAAGCTGCGTACTCAGATTGTGTAATTTTAGTTAAACCTTCTTGTATACCTAGCTTTTCATTAAGTAGGTTTACATCAGTTTCCCTATCTTGAAGAACCCCCTTAAGTCTAGCAACTTCAGTTGATGTTGCATTCATCATTATAGCTGCAGCTTGATTTTGTGCAGCTGATATTCCTGCTTGTAAAATTGATTCTCTATTACGAGCAGCTTTTTCAGTTGCTATAGCAGCTTCTTTCTTACGTAGAATATCTATTTCAGCTGCATAAAGGCCTTTATTAACCGTACTAGTTTCTCGGGCAATTTTAAGCTCTATAGCACCAATACGCTCTGCAACGTTGGTTAATTCACTTTCTAGAGACCCAGATTTAATTGTAGCTACATATTTCTTATAAGCCTCATCTTTTTCTCTAATTAGTTTAATGCTCTCTAGTTCTAGCTTTAGAGCCCAAGTAGCCGCTAAAATTTGACGAGCTTGCGTAGCTAGGATATTATTTTCTGCATTTATTCTACGCTTAACTTCTTCCCCAGTAAGAGCGGCTGTTTTATTAAGCTTATTAAGTCTAGCTTGCTCTAGCGCTATAATACTAGTTAACGCTATAGACTCTACCTGCCTAGCAGTTACCGTATCACTAAGAATCATCAGCTCACTAGAGGCTAAGCTTAGTCGTGACTGTAGCGTAGGAATAATATCTTGAGCAATTTTAAGCTGCTTCTTTTCTTCTTCCGTCTTCTTGTAGCCTTCAGCAGTAAGCTTAGTGATTATGGCTGTTTGTGTATTATAGTCAGAGATAGCTTTTGTAGTATCTGGCTCTAAAAACTTTTGAATATCTGGACCTAATCCTGATATAACAGCGGCCATACCAGCAACGCCTCTTCCACTACTTGTAGCTTCAACAGTTAGTTTAGCTAGTTCTGAATTAGTATTAGCTAGTGAGGTTGCGAAAGCATCATACTGGGTAGTAGGAATACTTGACTTAGTTAATGCGGTAGCTGCAGCATTTAACTCTTTCATAGCTTCAGCAGTAGCTGAAACAGCAGGGCCGTATCCAGTAAACGCCTTGTTAACTTCATTAAGTACTTGAGCCTGTAACTTAGTACTTTTTCTAACTTTTTCAGAACCCCCTGCGAACTCTATAGAATTGTTAATAGCTTTTTCTACTAGAGGATCTAATAAACGTAATCTATTGATTTCTTGTAGGGCACTCTTATCTGATACTGCTGATTTAGTTGCTAAAGTACCGTCCCGTCTAATTCCACTGGTAGTACCCACAGTAGACAGTTGAGCCTTTCTAGCCTTGTTTGCCTCGTTATACGCATCAGTTACTTCTTTAATAGAGTTAGAAAGCAGCTCGGAAGATTTCTGCTCCTTCATTGCCGAAGAGATACTGGCTTCAGAGATTTTCTTTCTTTCAGCAGCTTTATTCTTTAGCTCATCCATTATAGTTTTAAGCTTCTTATTCGCCTCTATAACTTCTTTACCAACTATAGATGTATATAACATCTTTAAGCCCTCAAATAGTAGCGTAGCTACTAGGATAACTTGACCTATAATTGGTAACATGTTTAGCAGTGCAGATCCAAGAACTTTAGCTCCCAGAGCTGCTCCGTACATAGCTGTTTTAGTAAAGATAATTCCACGACCCATAACACTGTTAGTTGCAGTGAAAACTCCGTTAGTCATAGCAGCAGCCTTTAATGACTTATTATAAGAATTAGTGCTTTCTGAAATTCCTGAAAACATTGCAGAAAGTGCAGCTTTACCGCTCGATAATCCTGTTATATCTCCGGAAGCCGCGTTAATAGCACTAGCTGCTGCACGAGCAGCCGCAGCCTTTCCTTCCGCAGCAGTCAACTGCTGTATAAGTACTAATTCTTGTCTTCTAATAGCATTTGTTTTAGTTAAACCGGCAACTGTTTCTCTGCTACGAAGATTCATAGCTCCCGCTATTTTAGACTCATTCACTTCAATTTGCTTAGTAATACTGCTATGTGCAATTTGTAGTTCCTGTAAATCCGCAGTACCATTTTTAATAGCGTTCTTTACGCCAGTAAAAGTAGTACCTTGTCTACCCCCAGTTACCTTTGCGTTAGCAGCGGATTCTTTAGTTATCTTGCTCATTTCCTGAGCAATTTTAGTAGACTTTTCAGCGGCTTTAGATAGCCCCGGTAGTAGCTGAGATGAAATTGTGCTAGCAAATAGTACTGCTCCCCCAAGTAGAAGACCTCTAGAGCCTAGAAGACCTGCCAGTGGTAGCGCAAGAACGTTTACTAAGTTCAATACATCTTTAGTTAGGTTTTGGAACTCGGTTCCTAACTTAGCTAGGTTATTTAGGTTGTCATTGCCTGTGATGGCACCAAACTTTAGTTCACCCTCAGCAAGCGCAGCATTAAGGAAGCCCTGACGCTTTTCAGTAGTTGTCAGCGCCGAAGCTGACTTTCCTAGTTGTACTGCATAAATAGCTGTTGCTTCATCTAGACGAGTCATGATACCAAGTTCGTCGATAAGTTCTGGTTCTAGCTTAATGATACCTCTAGTTAGACGGTCCATAGAATCCGTCATATCTCTACCAAGAGTTAGAGAGGCTTGTCTAGCTACGACTGTAATTCTTTCTAGCTCCTTAGTAGAGAAGCCAGCGCTAATTACCTGTGCAGTTGAGCGAGCTGCTTGTTGCGCATTTAGTAGGCCTCCTGATAGGGCCTGCACATTTTTAGTTGTTAATTCTAGGGTAACACCCATTTGGTTACCCATTGAGCGTAGTCCTGCTTCTACTTGTTGCAGTTGCGCTGCGTCTTTAAGAGCTAAATAAGCAGCACTAACGGCGAAGATGTTAGCAGCTAGTGTTGCATATGCTCCGACGAGCGAATTTGAGCCGCCGTCAAGGGTTTGACGCAGCTTAGCAAAATTCTTAGTAGAATTAGCTGTCCCTATGACACCCTTCTCTTGTCTGTTAAAGTGACCATCGGCCTCTTTAGACGCATTTTTATGCGCTGAGGCTGTTTTATTAACCTCAGCGCCTAAACCGCGAACACCCTGTGTGGCTGCTTTTAGAGTACCGTTATCATCAACGTATACCTCAAAAACTACTTTGTTACTCATAAGATTCTCAAGCCCTTACGGGTCCGGGTTATTTACTTTTCAGTTTCTCGCGGGCTCTTTTCATTTCCTCCGCAGATTCAACTATAACTTTTCCATCAAGCCAGGCTAGTACCTCTAAAAAGGTATCTTTATCCTCTATATCATTTAAGTATACAGATAAGATAGAGTAGTCTTTGCCTAAATAACCAATATCGGCTGCTATTCTATCTCCAAGCTTATTAAATATGCCTAAGGCCTCTTGTACTACATCAGGAAAATCGCTAATATCTGGGGGCATTTTTAGGGGGTCTGGCTCGGTACCTAGTTGACTACACATATCTAGGTACCGAGCTTTAGTCATTTTTGCCTTTATATTATTATACCACTTTTCCAGCCGTTCCCACAGCAGGTCCTTCTGGCTTTGTACGAAAATTATCAAGATCCATTACGACCTCCGTTAACCAACGGTCAAAGTCAATAGAACCGCCAACTAGAGTCACAGCATTTTCGGTAGAATACTCTAGTTGGTCGTCAAGATTCTTACCCTTTAGGTCTACTAGCATAAGATCTTCTAGATAGCGTAGTTTTAAACCTTCCCAGCCCTTAACAGCAGCTAGAGTAAATTCCCTACCAAACTTCTCATCATCAAGCTTTTCTATAGACTGATGGGTCTTCCTATCAAAAGAAGATGCACTACAACGCTTATGTAAAGCGGTAAGTTCTTTACGGCTAAGTGCGGTTACGTTAACCTTAAAGCCCTCTAGTCCAGGATATTCTACCCAGGCAGCCTTAGTGTCGATAATTAGTGATTGTAAATTCATAGTATCCTTTCAATGCGCATTATTGCGCTATATCTAAATCTGAAGACATTCGGAAATCATATACTTGTGCGTATACTTCTCCGGGGTCCGTTCTATTTGTGAATATGGCCTCAGGAGCTAGTAGCTGTAAAGCATACTCTCTACCGCCTATTCCTATTCTTATATAAATTTGTGCGTTCAGCTTCCAAGATTGAGCAGCTAAATAGTATTCAGAAGTAATATACTGTGTTATAGCCCCATTTAACATCCGGTTACTAATAGTAAATACTTCCGGGTAAATAGTATTAGATACATCTGTAACTGATAAACTCGCATGTACTGTATCATTGGACACCCATTCCACGCCATTTTTTAGTTCCAGGTATATATCTGATATAGAATCTTGTTCAATACCATCTATAACTACCAAGATATTCCTTATTAAAGTATAATCTTGGCTAGGTAGTGGTTGAATAGTTCCTGGTATAGTATAGGTAGAGTCTCCAACCCGTTCCAGCCTTTTACCGGTTCCGGTAATTGATAGCCCTAGGACTTCTTTTATATTTACTAAGAACCTACCGTACTCTAGTACAGCTCCGTTTATTTTATACGTGTCATTACCAGTCTGTACGTATAAATCAAACTGGTTTAATGTAGTGTACTCAGAATCATACCCTACTAGTAAATCGACCAGTATTTTATGCTCAGGAACTAATGGTACAGAAAAACTAAAATTAGCTGGGGAAGCCTTAGTTATTACTGCCCCTTCGAAGTACTGACTAGGATGAAGCGTTTTATTTTTTACAGCTTCTTCAGAAAATGTTTGAGAAAACGTTATATCATTATATATAGCAAGCTTGTACTTATTGCCCGCGTATACAAGGTATAAATCTGTATCTCTCTTAAAACTATATACGGGCATTAAATTCTACCTCCATTATTTCGTAGTATACCAGTGGGGTGGTTTCATGTCAAGAATTATTTCAAGGACCTATTAGATAAAGTAAAGGCCCAAGGTGTTAACCTTGGGCCTCGCTTAGATTATAGTGTTTGACCTACGTATCTGATTGCGCCAACTTCATCTGTACCACTGATAGTAGATGGTAGAGCGTGGAAGTTAACTTCAGTAGAGATAACGTCGTCAAAGTTAATGTTGGGCACTTCTAGATGTGCCTGTGGGAACTTGAACTGAACTCCAGGTGCAGTCGGTAGGTTATTACCACCACCGCCAACATAGAAATCTAGTGCAAATGAGTTAGTAACAGTGGTATTGCCTTTTTCAGCAAGATTCTGGAATAAGTCAATTGAACCGTTAGTAGCCTCATCGAGATAACAAGTAAAGTTACCCCCCACCGTACGAGTACCTGTAACGTGTCCTAGTGGCTTGTTAACAATTCCTAGAACTTCAGGAGTTAGATAAGAAATGTTATTGCTAATGGTAATCTGTCCGCCCGTAAGCGTAATACCATAAGTAGTACTTGTAGGTAGCGTGCTAACAGCTGTTAGAGCAGTTAGACGATTACGAATGAAGTTTGAGGAACTTGTAGTACCCATGATACCCGCGTTAACCGCGTACATGCTACCTAACTCTGCTAGGCTTGAACCCATACCACTCCAGCTTACTGTAGAGATACCGTCAATTTCAAAGCTAATTGAAACTTCATTAATAACACCATCAGTAACCTTATAGATAGTAGTTGTACCACCATCTGTACCACCGATGTAATTTCTGTCAGCAGCTCTGTTAGCACCCATTACGTAGTAAAGGTTAATAGTACCTAGTACTACGCTGTTTGAGCCAGCAAAATCAAATACTAGATCGTTAGTACCTCTAGTTACTCCAGAAGCCCAGGTTGTAGTTTGAGTGTTACCAGCACCGGTTACTGTTGAGTAGTTCTTAGAAACTAGGTTAGCCCATAGAGGCTCTTCAATACAATACTGGTTAGTATTCTTGTATGGGCGGACATAAGTATCGAAACTCCACTCAGTTGGGCTAAGAGCTGTGTTAAACATCTGACGACCACGACGACTTACGCCCACCGCATTAGTCATTTCGTTTAGAGTAATTTCAGCAGTTTCTGTACCTTGCGAAGCTGAATATCCACTAAGTACAGGAATTTCCCATAGGTTTTCTCTAGCTATACGAATTGTTGTAGGGTTAGAGATAGTTCCTGTAGCCGCAGTAGCAACTGTGAATGAAACGGTAGTTGAAATAGATGCAACTGTAAATACGCCGTTTAGATCAAAAGAAGCATTATCAGAAACTCCAGAAATAGCAACTGTGTCGCCTACTTGAAAGTTATGAGTAGCTGTAATTGTAGCCGCTGTACCACTCAGTACTACAGCAGTAGCTGAAACATAGGAGTCCACCGCATTTACAACACCAGTAGAGGGCGTGCCTGTTACTGTAATTGGGCTACCTGTTAATGCGTTAGCAAATGTAGTAGCAAACCTAAACGTAGTAGAAGTGACTGAAATAGCGTAATAAAGGGCACTTAGAGTAACACCAGATAAAGTCCCTAAACCAGTTGCAATAATAACGCGTTCACCTGTTGTTAGTCCATGTGGAGTAGCAGATGTTACGGCATTAGAAGCTACAAGGGTAGAACCAATTGAAATAGGTCTACCAGTAGATTGTCCTAGAAATACCTTAGTATCTCTGTTGAAATATAAATTTGTTGTACCAGTTGCAATAGGCATGGTATCTCCTTATAAGCCGGAAAGTACTTAATTCTAAAGCTTTTGCTTATGATTAGTATTTTCTAATATCTTATTTCTATCTGCATTTCACCGACACCTAAAGGCTCTAAAACGCCTTCATCAGTATCAATGGTAATTACGGACATTTGTTGTGTATGTTGAGTCGCTCCTAGAGAGTCAAGGTATGCCAGTCTACTGTTAAATTCAATAACAGTTTCAATGTCCTCTAGGAGCGCCTCTAATGCCCTCTGGGCATCTTCCGTTTGAACGTAGCAACGAATAGTTACGTTCATAAATCTATCTTTATAGCCTCCGCCTTGGTACTGCCTAGTCTCTTGACCAGGACTTAAGTGGATGGAGGGAAATTCACTAACTTCGTCCCATAATAGTAACCTAGGAGATACAGCGGCTACACTGGACCTATAAGCTCCAGTACCATCAATGTCTTTTAGCTTATCAGCAAGCGCTTCTACTATAGATATTCTGCGTGAGGTATATTGCCTCATTAAACTCTCCTAGTATTAAATCTAGAGCTTATTATGCCTACGGCGACAGCCCTAATAGATTCATCAATTAGTGCCCGAGGATCTCGAGCGGGTGTGTTCCAAGGAGCCTTACCTACGCCAGGCTCAAATACTTGGTAAGGAGATCTTTGATATGTATAGCTAATAAGGCCTCTTGAGGCTGCTATTACTTGTACACTATCAGCAAATCTACCGCTTCTATACTGCAGCCTAGGGTAAGTCATACGTTTACGTATTTCGGTAGGTAGTTTAGCATTTATAAGAGCTACTATATTAACATCTGAGCGTTTAGGGCGTTTAGCCCCAACAGCAAGGTTAACGGAATCTTTGGAACCCGATTTCTTACCTTTTGCTTTAATAGTTTTTTCAGCGCTGTTGCTCTGAGTATTAGGCTTAGTAGCTTTCGTACCTTTATAACCCTTAATCTTAGAAAACTCAGCTATTAGTTGCTTTTCTATAAACTCTACTTTCGAGTCTGACCCGCCTTGTTCAGCCCATTTAACATTACGCTCTATAAAAGACTTAAGCTTATTTCTAGTACGCACTAAGCGCTGTTTTTCAGAAGTAGCCTTACTACGATTATCTCTAGCGCTCTCTTCCGTGACTTCAACTATGAAAACCTTTGAATTACCTAGAAACTTAGAGGCTACTTTTAACCTAATAGAATTGGCTACTAAACTAGCAATTTCTTTAGACCCGGAGGCCGATTCGTATACTGGAGTAAGCGCTTCATCAATTAAACGATCGGCTACGCCAACACTATGGCCCGTATCCAGAAAGTTATCCGAAGTAAAGTCTCTATGGCCACTTTCTTTAGGTTGTAGAATAGTATTTAATCTATTTATTAAGTCTTTTTGAGGATCTCTTTTGGTATTATTAATAATACGGAACGGAGTAGTTTTACCCGTCTGTATTATAGTAGCGGTAAATGCGCGTTCGGTACCTTCAACAAACACATCAGCCGAAGTTACTTTAGTTAACCTAAACGCATCATATAGCTCTGCAACATAGGTCGCAACGGCTCTACTAACTAAATTCTTGGTGGCAGAATCAATATCTGTGATCTTAGTATTAATCTGCCTATATGTTTCAGTACGAACTTGGTCGTAAGAAACTTTAAATACGTGAGTTAGCTTATCCGTGTAGAATTCTCTATATATTTCTGAGTCCTTCTTAAGGAACTCTTGAGCTTCAACAGCTAATGCGTAAAGATCGCCCTTTGCCATTATACTACTCTATATAAATCTAGAACTCGCTTTATATGCGCCGGAAGCTCTGCACTATTCGGTATGCTACTTTGTGAAGCATTTTGCATAGAAGTAGCCCCAATAGACCTATTTGGCTTATACTCTTCTTTAATATAGTAAGTAACTAGGTCAATAACAGCTAGTTTTAGATCGGCGGGGCATTCGGCCCACCCAGCTTTATAAACTATCTTTACAGCCCCATTTCCAGTATTAAAGGAGGTCGGTGTTACACCATCTTGCCCTATTTTATGAATTGAATCCGTATCTGGGTCTACATAGTAGCTAGTAACAGGTTCATAAGCAGCGGTGAGATTTAGACGTTCAGTAATACTAGTAATCGTTACTATCGGGCTTTCTGATACTTGTACCGATGTTTCTCCCCATAATATACTAAACAGCTCAGTTTTATCGACACTATAATGATCAGTAAAAGTTCTACCACAGTACGTTCTAATGAATTGGCTAACTGACGCAATTAGTGGAGTAATCTTGGCATCTTCATTAGTACTAGTTATATTTTTAGCAACTTTATATTCTGCTAAAGTGATTAGATCAGCCATACATCCCCCATAAAATGCGAGGGGGAGGATACATAGTCCTCCCCCTCTAGTTAATTAGCTAGCCTTATACTGAAGGGTAACAACAGCAGGAGCAGCAGCAATTAGTTCGCTGAAGCCGATACGTTGGCTACCGATAACTACAGTGCTCTGCGCTGTAGCAGTATATTGTGATTCCATTCTCATACCACGAAGACGTGGGACTAGGAAGTTACGTGGGTTAACGGCTAGAGCGTAGTGCTTGCTGATAGCAGGCGCTGCGAACTCGTCACATAGCATAACCTTAGATCCGTAGATCATACCAACTTCACCAGTCAGCTTCATAGCTGAGTTTTGTACTTGAGTCCAGTCTTGGAAGGCTGAATCTTGTAGTAGCTCGAAGTATGAACGCTGTGAAACGATATAAACAACGTCTTGTGGCTTTAGACCATACTTACCCATTTGCTTACGGGCATTAAGTAGTTGAGCACCAGTTAGTGACTCAGAAGCAAATGCAGTAGCTGATTGTACGTTCTTGCTGTTATTAGCAGCTAGCTTAACTAGACCGTTGAAAGCACCTGAGGTATAAACGCCGTCCGCGTGGTTACCTAGTAGGAAAGCTTGTTCAACTGAACGAGCATGTGACCGGATAATACCATCACGAATTAGAGGAAGAATTGGTAGAATCGCATCTTCTTCAGTTTCGTTACCTAGGTAAGATTGTGAGATAATCTTAACAGTTGATAGTGTTAGCTCTTGTAGAGTCATACCACCGTATGGTGCGCCGAATGTGTCGCCACGTTCTGCAAGGTTACCGTTTGGTGAAGAACCGGAAGCAGTTTGAGCACTTGTAATTTGTGCGTAACCTGAGTCAGGAGCGATTGGTAGAATTTGAGTAGCAGAGCTAAGAGCAATTTCACGGAACATAGGGGCTAGGATAAGCTCGTTCTGGATATCACGTTCGATTGAAGTTGAAACTAGTTGTTCAAAATCAGCTGAAGAAACAGAAACGCCAGACATAGTATTGACCTTGGTCATTACTTGCTTCCCTAGTTCAGTACCTTCAAAACCCTTACGAGTTCCGAGACCTAGTAGGAATGCATTTTCAACTTCTTGACCGAAAGCCTTGTCGGTCTTCCAGTCCGCAGGATTACTACGATCACCGAAGTGACGCTTTGAATCATGCATCTTTGTTAGTTCAGCAGCAGCTTCCTTAATTTCGTTCATCTTGGCTTCAAGAATAGCACCTGCGTCGGCATCGCGAGCAGCAAGCTTTTCTGATAGGTCAGCGTATAGACGCTCAGCACCAGTGGTTAGACCAGAGCTAATGGCGGTCTTTACATCTTCAGCGGCCTTAGCCGCAGCAGTGGCAGCTTCAGCGCGAGCAGTAGCTTCCTCTAGCTTCTTAGCTTCTAGTACGTCACGGGCCTTATTTGCAGCTTCAGCGGCATCTTTAGCGGCCTTTTCAACTAGAGCCTTAAGTTCTTCGGGATCCATTTTTGTTCTCTCCATTGGTGCAGCAGCACCTTTCAGTGTATCGCCAACAAGAGTAGAAGCCTTTACTTCTTTATTTGTTAGAGAGTGACCTGTTAGTTTAGTTACATAAGCTGTAAAATCGTCTTTATTGTCAAATGACTTAGAGACTGAAAATACTGCGTCTTGGTTACAGGGTACAGAAACTACTGAAATTTCATAAAGTTCAGCAGATGTAATTCGTAGCCCGTGATTCATATCATCCCATTCTGCGTCGTTTATAGAAAAACCAACCGAGAATGTTTTTAGAATTCCTTCTTGAATGAAGTTATACACTTCGGCAGAAGGGGAAATTTCAGCTTCAATTTCTAATCCATTAGGAACGATCTTTATACTAGTACACTTACCAATAGGATCGTCATAATCATGGTTAAAAAGAATGATGGGGTTTTTAGTATAGTTCTCTAGCCCTTGAGTCCATGCAGAAGCTAGAATAGTGTCTCCCGCACGGTCGACTGCTGCAGTCGATGCAAACCCCACAATTTTAAGGGGCTTGCCTTCGGCTGGGGCATCTAGTTTCTTAAAGGTAGAGACTAAGTTAATTAATTTCTTCATGCTTAGTCCTGGGCTGGTGGGCGACCACCTGTTGAAGGGTTCGCGGCACTGCCAGCGATGTTAGCGGGAATTCTCAGCGTAGCACTATTCGGATCGGTATCAGGTTCTTTTCCTAGAGTTTCACGAGCTTCATTCGGAGTAATAATACCCGTATTTACTAATGAGCCTAGGAATCCTGCTTGATCCGTAAGTTCCGGTTGTAGAGCTGGAATATTAGCTACGTCTTCAGTTACTTTAAAACCAAAAAATTTCTCTAGAGCAAAGTTAAGCTTCCGAACTATTGGAATGATTGTCTCTAGATAGTATAGTCTATGATTTGGTCTAAGATTAGCATTGTTACCAGAATTTAATAGGATAGGAGGAACTCCTAAGGCCTTTAAAATAGTTTCTTCTGATTTTACTATTGAGTTTTCAAAGTCTAGGTCTTTGAAGTTAAGCTTGGAAATATCTTCGATTTCCATGCCACCATCTAGAATAAGAGGCCTGCGGCCACCGGCATCCGGACGGTACTTTTGAGACCAATCAAGTAACATACTAGCTTTAATCTTTGGGCTTAGGGTTGCCGGGGTTTTAATTACCAGACCTGGGATAGCACCATTCTTAAAGAAGTTATCTTGGAATTTACGCATTGAACGTAAAACCGCCATGCTTCGTTCACACGAAGAGAGACGCGACGTACCTCTATAGATTGATTTAAAGCTGTTTTCTTTTACGTGGATAACTTCGTTTGGCTGATATGTAATGGTACCACTATAAATATATTCCTTGACATATGTCTTAGGGTCTGATACAATGGTCACATTAGCAGCAGGAAGATGGTACATATGAGCACCATCAAAGTATATAAAGATGTTACCATCAATAATGAAGTCTATGATTAGATTTCTATAGAAAGTATTAACATCTTGGAATGGGTTAGGTTCAACATTCAAAAGTTTATCTAGAGTTTTAGCCTTCATACCCTTCGCGGACGAATACAAACTATTAGTAGAGGGTCCAATTTTAACCCTTACTTCAGCGACGTCATCGACGATCATATTGACCCCTCGATTGACGATTTCCATTTCCTCATAGTAGCTCTGATACTTAATGATCGGAGCCTCTGAGTCTTGATTTGTACCTTGCTCAATGTAGATTCTAGACTGAGCAGGATTTAATTTGAATAGAGTGTTATACCAAGCCATTCTTCTCCCTCTGGATACGAACCCAGGTCTCCTGCTTGCTAGCAGTTACTAGTGCAGGGTCTTTGCCGTAGATAGAGTGAAGCTTTAAATGGTGTGTATGACATAAAGTAACAGTCTTCTTGTAGACTTCCTCGTAATGATCCGCAATAAAGCTATCTCTAACCTCAATCACGTCATCATCCGTTTTAATTACATAGCCCTGCTGTTTGCACCAAGCATTAAATAAGGGCGTCATGCTATGGTAGTGATGAAAGTCTAAATTTTCCTCGTTACCGCAAATCTCGCACGCCGTACCCTTCTTATATTTTGCTTTTGCTCTATCACGAACCCACTTGATCGGGTCACGCACTTTAGCCATAAGTTCTCCTTTTTGTCAGCAGATCGCTGCGACTATCCATATAATAACTCGGTGGACGTAACTTGTCAAGAATTAAATTCCTAAGGTCGCTACGTCCACCAGCAATGTTAAAAGCTTGACGCCGTAGTAGTAAAACTATAAATAGCGTAACGCAAAGCATCCGCCATGTGAGACGCCGAGCCCTTGTGGCTAGGGCGCTCCCGCAAGCCACCTTCCGGCTCCCACTGATAGGAGTCAAGACATGCTAGGGTATGCACGCACTCAGAATCTACGATTAAGCGATTTCCCTCAACCACAACGCCCACAGCAGCAATACCATCTAGAACACTCTTCTTAGCGTTATTAGTTGAGATATCAAAGTTCTGAGCTAGGTCAAAGCGAGTCTGGGCCGCTGCCGCATCAATATAAATCATATCAATACCATAGCGATCAATAAGCTCCCGTAGGCACGCAGCATGTCCATCGGTCGTCTTCTCCGCCATTTGATATTCGTCTAGTACGTAATAGATTTCAGTCTCGTAATCATATGCAATTACGCAGAACGCTGTAGGATCCTTGAATCCAACATCGAGACCCGCTATAAGCTCCATCTTACTATAATCTAGCCCAGACAAATCGCGGGTACACGCGTCAGCGTCAAAGTTCCAAATCTGTCCCTCATAAGTAGTGAACGAAGCCATATACTCTTGCTCGAACTCCGCCTTAGTCATAGCGCGGCGTGCCTCAGCAATGTCAGACTCGCTAGAACGTGGGTTATCATGATAAGTTGCCTTGACCGAAGCCCACTGAGGGAAGTCATCTGAGAACCCGCGATTGAAAAGCTCAGAGAACCAATTGTTTCGGCCACGGGGAGTTGAGATGAAGATTGCCTTTGAGTTAGGCTTATCTAGGGTAGGACGCAGAGCAACGTTGAACGCATCCATACCGTCTGAAAGCGCAGCCTCGTCAAATATAATAAGGTCATAAGAGCGACCAACGCAACTATCTACTTGGTTAATAGATCCCATACGGACCGTGGAGCCATTCGCTAGCTCGATAATTTTGTCCTTAGCGTTATCGCGTGTAACTTCGAGATCGAACTTTTTGATAAGCGACCTCTGTAGGTCGAAACTAATTTGCGACAGCGAGTAGTTCGGCGACATTACTAGGACATTAGAGCCGGGTACAAGCGCGATCAGCTGACCAATAATATTGGCGATAAACGTCTTACCTTGACGTCTGGAAAGCGCTCCACAGACAAAACGGTACTTAGGATTGTTGATTGCATTAATCATCGCAATCTGAGATGGAAGGGGTTCGATATCTAGGAGTTCCAGATACGGGCCAACAGGCAGTTTAATAAACTTTCCGGGGAAGTCCATCAACTCGTCGGATCTAATATCGGCTCTACTAATTTCCAAGGAGTTTCTCCATTAACTTGTCATATCCATTAAGCTGAATATTAGTTTGGGTAGTTGGGACGTTGGGCTGAGTTAGCTTAATCTCTTCCATTCGCATTTTATGGGCCATCATGAGAAGGTCTGCTAGGTCTTTACTAGAATACATACCAGCCTCGCGGGCCTCGGAAAGTTTACTCTCAATGATCTCGTCCATCAGCTGGCCTAGCTTATTCCGGTTGCGGTAGCCAAGGTCAAGATAAATATTGTCTAGGTATGTGCGGACATCCTTCCTCGCTAGCACCTCGGTAATTTGGTGCTCCGGTAGGCTTAGGGCGTCTGCGGTGTTTGCTATGGAGCCACACTTGAGATAGTGATTTGCGACCTCAAGCCACTCGGGGGCGGGGAAGGTAAGTTCATTCATATGCTGAGCTTACATGGAGTGGGGTCAATTGTCAAGAATTGTTTGGGGGGTGCTCTGCGCGAAGAATGGATTAATTTATAAAAAAATTTTACGTGAAGATGGGACGGAGATATACTGTATAGAGCAAGTCTATTATCTCCCCCTATGTTCAAGTAGACTTGATCAATACTGTATTCATTTTCAATACTCAAACTATACTTGTCAAGCCTTTCAATCATTACAAATTTGTAATGTGACACAGCCCCAGAATAGGCTATTATAAATCAACAGCCGAGGAGACTTCCAATGATCATCGCAACCGTCGAAAATCAAGGCCAGACCTTCTACCTCAAGGGCACGACTTGGGCCTTCCATCTCGATCGCGCGGATCGCTTCGAGACGATGGAAGCCGCCAAGGCTGCGGCAGTTAAGGCGGCTCGCTTCATGCAGAAGACCTTGGCCAAGAAAATCCAATTTGGGGAGGCATGAGAATGAACTACTATTATTACTCTCCACCCGGCAAACGTAAGTCTGCTAATAGATTTATAGGAAGATTGCCTGAGGCGATCCCTATTTTCATCAATCGTATATATGATGAAAATGATCATATTGTTTGGGAGAGAAAGCAATGACGACGCAAATTCGCTTCGCTCAATTCGTATTAGATGAAATCAACGAGAAGGGTTATGTGTATCGAGGAAATATCGGAGCACATGAACCTTGGTATTTTAGGGTAGGAACTAAATACCACCCTGTAACAGGGTACACGGAACCTAGAACTCATAAGGATGACTATGCCATCCGGATAACTACGTTTGGCGTTCAACTGTTTCGAGGCCCGGAATACTATCTCATCAAGCTAACTAGCGAGGAGCGTAGGGCTTTCCATCTTATAGATAAGAAACGTCGAGACCTTGCTAGGAAGCTGCAGTATGACGCTTGGATTGCCAAAGCCCTAGCAAAGAAGAATGCCCAAACTTGGCCATAATCAGGGTGCCGCTGTTACAATGTAACAGCGGCCTCCGCCGCGCCAATTTTACCACACCACCACAGCTTGTCAAGCCGTATAAACATTACAAATTTGTAATGTGACACGGCCACTTTTTATGCTATTATAGAGACTAAGGAGAACGAAATGATCGAAGTCATCATCGCAATGCAACTTTCGACCTCGCAGCTTGACAAGATCAATATGCAAGAAAACCGCGCGCATGTTGCAGGGTCCGCTTGGCTTGGCCCGGATCGCGATGCGGATTATACTTGGGACTGCGAAAACTACGCGGACGCCAAGCGTCAACGCCTTATTCGTGAGGGTGCTAACCCTAGCGAAGTTAAGCTACATCGCGTCATTGACGAAACCGGGGTTTCTCACATGATCACGGTTTATAAGGATCGCGTTCTAGATAACCGTTTCGCCCGTACTGAGAGCGTTGAAAGCATCAAACGCTATGGCTACCAATTTCAAGAGGAAATCAATGACTAGGAATGACATTTGGCTTGGCGCGCATCTGGCGCTAGCGACGGATAGCGGTATTGATATTGAAGGGAACGAATGCGACGCTAGCAGCGTGCTGCGAACCCTTCATGCGCTTTGCCCGGAATTTATCGGCTGTATTCCGGGCAACGACCAATTGATTGAATATGGAATGAAAGAGTTTGGCTGGACTCATAAAGACGCGCTTTACTATATGGGAGAGGGTTAGACTATTGCCACTGTTACAATGTAACAGTGGCATAGGTCGCGCCGATTTTACAGTAAGCCGGGGCGCGTGTCAAGCCGTATAAACATTACAAATTTGTAATGTTGACTTTCTGGCTAGCGAGGTCTATATTTAATCATCGAAGCAAGGGAACGGACCCATGAAACTCACCATTTTCGATCTCGACCATACTGTGATTGACTCATCGCATCGCCAGTTGACGCGGGCCGACGGCTCGCTTGATCTTGACCATTGGATTGAGAATTGCACCCCGCAAAAGATCGCGGCCGATAGCCTTCTCCCGTTGGTCAATGAATTGCGTCACCGCTACGGTCGCGGCGAGCGCATCGTTATTTGCACGGCTCGCGTCATGGGCCGAGCGGATTATCGCTTTCTTCTCGCTAACAATATTCCGTTCGATTTCATCCTCTCGCGTCCGCGTAATGATCGGACGCCAGACGCGGAATTGAAGCATCGTCAATTGACGCGACTTTTCGCCCGCGTCAAGGTTAGCGCGCGTCACGTCGATCTTTATGATGACAATGACGGTGTGCTTGCCATTATGTCTAAGGTTGGCGTAAAATGCTATGACGCAAAGGAGCTTAACAAATGAGCATGGCTCTAACTCTTGCCGCGATCGCCCTAGCTACACTTTTCTTAATCAAGGGACCGCCACTCGCGGGAGCCTAGCAGGAGTGGGTGTGACAAATTTGTCACACCCTACCTAGCGCCGATTTTATAGCATCACCGCCGCGCTGTCAAGCCGTATAAACATTACAAATTTGTAATGTTAAATGTGTTGTATCCTACGGCTCATAGGCCTATATTCATTAAGCGGAAACAAACCACCGCGAAAACAAGGAAAGCCAAATGGCTCGGAAATTCTTTCTAGTGATTGACACGGAAACCACGCAAACCAACAAGGTTGCGGATTTTGGGGCGGTGGTCATTGATCGTCAAGGCAACGTTCAAGCGCAATGCGGCGTGCTTGTCCGCGAGTTTTACCTTGACCGCGACAAGCACCCGCTTTTCCACGTCAAGGGCGACGCTGACCCCTTGTGGGGCCGTGCGAATCTCCCCGCTCGTTATGCCGCATACGATGATATGTTGGCAAGCGGCACGCGTATGCTTTCGACGGTCGCAGGTATCAACGCATGGCTTGCCCGTGTTAATGAAAAGTATAAGCCGACAATGACGGCTTATAACAAGGCTTTCGACGTTGACAAGATGCGGAAAAGCGGAATTGATTGCGATATGTTTTCGCAGTCGTTTTGCCTTTGGCACGCCGCCGCCCAAAAATGGGGAAACGGAAAGGCTTTCCGGCAATTCGTTCTAGATAACCATTGCTTTAATAACAAAAGCAAAACGGGCTTTATTACTTTCCAGACTAACGCGGAAGTCATGGCGCGCTTCGTTCTAGGCAATGCGGCGCTTGAAAACGAGCCGCATACGGCACTTGAGGACGCGCTAGACTATGAAGTTCCCATTTTGAAGCGCTTGCTTCAAGTTTCCGGGCCGGGTGAATACATGAACGCCAAGCCTTATACTTATCGCGAATATCAATTGCGCGATTGGTTCAAGCCTAAGTGATCTTAACAGGCGGGGATTTCTCCCCGCCACTATTTGAGGAGAAGGAAAAATGCGTGAGTCTACTCTTGTTATTGCTAGTAACGGCGAACGCGTCCGAGTACATTCGGGCGATATCATACGGTTTCAATATCCTGTTGCAGATCATGAAACCGGAATTTTCATATCATGCGATGGCGAATATTGCCTAATCCAACTAACGTTACTTGATGATCACGGCGAGCCTGTAGTTATTGAGCGTTACCGTTCGGAAATCATCGTATAAATGAGGGTGTGACAAATTTGTCACACCCTCCGGGGCGCCGATTTTACAGGAAAAACCAAACGGTGTCAAGCCATGCAAACATTACAAATTTGTAATGTTAAACTTCTTGCGTATTTTGGGCCATAAGCCTATATTTAGTTATCGGAAACGAAGGAGAGCAAATGGCTCACGGATTCATCGAACCCCGCGAAGAACGGGCTAAGATTTGGGATACTCACGCGGAGGCCAATCTTCAAAGGGCTTCCGAAGCGGACAAAATCGGAACGCCGCTAGGTTCTAAGATCGCGGCCGATTGTCGCGAAGCTGCTAAACGAGCCAAGGATTATTCGGAAAAATATCGAAAATAGTTCTTGACTCTCTCGCCTCTCTAATGTAAATTAACTTCATGGCCAATCAGGGCCGCACGAAAAAGGAAAACTTCAAAATGGCTACCATCGAAAAGACTGCCAACTATTCGGAAGCTCAAGAGCAAATGATCCGCGACGCGGCTCCGCTCAACATGGAAAAGGCAGCCGCTCTCGCCGTGACTATGGGTAAGAAGCCCCGTTCGATCATCGCTAAGGCGGTTCGCATGGAAATCCCCTATGAAAAGAAGGGTCCGGTTACGAAAACCGGTGAGGCCGTGGTTCGCAAGGAAACTCTTGTGGAAAAGATTAAGGCTTTCACCGGCGGTTCGCTGGAAGGTCTGGAAAAGGCGAGCAAGCCTGCCCTCGTTTCGATCCTTGCGGCTTTTGAAGCTCAAGAAGACTAAAGCCTAAACCGGGGGGAATCCCCCGGCCTCTCTCTTTCATTCAAAGGAAACAAATGATTACTCTTTATCAAATCGACGCTGTTTGGAAGCAATCCAACATTAACGCCAGCAAGGCGGAAGTCACTAGGATTCTAGAAGCTTTCGAGCGTCTCAATACTCTAACGCACAAGGCTCCGCTAGAAGTTGCGGCCGGTCAGAAGGTATTCGTTCTAGACTCCAATACTGGAGATGAAGACGAATTTGCTTCGCTCAAGGAAGCGCAAGAGTTTCTCCAAAGTCGATCCGAAGATCACGATTGGGAACCTGAATATGTCGATGATTACATTACTGTAATAATCGGTCGCGAAGTCTCAATCGAGGCTAAAAAGACTTTCAGTCTCAAGTTTAGCTAAGAATAGCCGGGGAGAAATCCCCGGCTTATTTTTATTTGTTGCGGCCGCGAATTTTGCGGCATCACCCACTTTTAACACGGAAAATAAAATGTGTCCCATTACAAATTATTAACTTGACACGTGAGAGAGAAGGTGCTAAAATCGGCGCGGCTTGCAGCAGGCATCATACCATTATAGCGTATGCCGCGCGCGGTGTCAAGCCCTATAAACATTTTTATAATGTTTGACACGGCCGCTTTTCCTGCTATTATGAGTCAACAAGGAGATACGGACATGATGATCGGAATTAACAAGCCTCTCGAAGCCGCTACGTTCATCGCGCAAGTCGGCTCTTTCAAGCTTTATGAATGCCCCCGTTATGGGGATGAGTCGCCCCTCCTCTGCGAGTATGAGGGCCAATGGTATAAGACGGGCCATTTCGACGTTCCGTCGATTGAGACCCTGATTGACGATTTTTATGGGGAGTCCTTTTAATGCCTCTACAAGAACGAATTGACGCCGCGATTGCTCTAGGTGAGCTAGGGCAGGGAGGTTTTTTGGATGATCCTGATTTGCAAGAGCTTCTAAAAGATCCTCTTGTGCAGGCCGCATTTGATGAGCGCATTACTGAATGTGACGGATGCGGCCGGATATGGCCTAGAGAAGGCCTAGAATATTCTGAAGGGAGTATAGAAGGGTTGCTCTGCTTCTATTGCTTTGACGAAGAGGAAAACGAAGATGAGAACTGACGCAAAAAACTACATAAGCCTAAGTATTCTAGCGTATGCGCTAGGCGAAATGACTGATAGTCAAAAGCAGCTAATGACTTTCTTTCTTTTGGATAATGGACTAATGCGTCCTAGCGCATGGTTGCGTCTTCCACTTAAATTTGTAAAATGGAGCAAAGGTTCGCTAGGTATTTGGAATTTTGTCAGAAAGGTTGGACAACCTTTCTCTGATAACATGATTAACCAAACCTTTGTTTGGATGCTAGAAGGTCACGACACGGAAGAGCGCACAAGCATTGGGGGCTTCTCACAACGTGAGATTGACCTAATCGTCGGAGCGTACGAAAAAATCACTGAATAAAAATGCGTAGGGAGTGAAATTTTTCACTCCCTACCTCTATACCTGCGCGAATTTCCATGCTATAATGGAGTGATGCGACCAAATTCGCGCCGAAAAATTCGGGTCGCTACTATAATTGTACCTCGTTGGCTAGGTCGCGTCAAGCCACTAAATTCATATTTTTAATTCTTGACAATTTGGCTCGCGGTGGTATTATGAAGACTAAGGAGAAACGAACATGGATTTGCAACCAACGATAGCGGAAGTCAAATCTCACCGGATTGCAACAGGTTGCGGGCTTAAGGAAGCCTATAATCAAATCCTGAAAGAAAATATTCTTGAGGCTCTAGAAAGGCCTTGCACGCAAGATGAACTTAGGTTTATACTGCGAATAGTAGTTAAAGGAATACATCCTAATGCAATATCAGCTTGAACGCGCGTATGACGCACTGCGAAACATCGTCCGACACCGCAAAGCGGACGTTGCAGGCTGGCTAGGAATGGCCTGTATTCATGGCGCTACGGTTCCGGTTTCGCTGCGAGCTATTGCCGGAGGCACAACGGCTTTGCCACCACTGGAAATGGTTTTGATGATTTGGGCTGGTTTAGCGCTTTTCCTCTTGAACGCGGTCGCAAACAAGAATACACTCTATATTGTGAGCAACGGAGTAGGCTTCGCCCTTCAAACGTTGCTCTTAACCCTTATCGTCTTTTAGGAGATATGGCGATGCGTAGATTTTTGCAAGCTTTTGGGGAACTAATGGCGGAAATCGCCATCGGCTATGAACGTCGCCAACGTGAATATTGGGGGCAACCCTAATGGAAATTCCTAGCACAATTCACTTGAATAAGGTTCGATGATGGAAAAGCTACAGGTTCATCTAACCTCGTCCGAAGTCATCGAATTTTGTGATGCTTTGAGGGGCTTTCAGCTTGACATAGGCGAAACCATCGAGTATTTTGAAATCATCCGAGCTGCACTAGAACGCGGCGAGACAATCTCAATTCAAAGGAACGACAATCATGGCTGATTTTTATATCACGGACGCGGAAGCCGAATATCTGGAATTTATCCTAGCGGAAGATTTGGAGCTAAGGTCTTCCAAAGCGGATTTCGTTTCCTTGCTGCTAGCAGCGGTTAGCGATAGGAGCACGCTGAAATTTGAATCGCCCCCGCGCGATGCAAAGATCATCCCCTTTCCGAACCGGGAGGGACTGCCAGACAGTGATCGCCGGGGATACTATCACTAACTAGGCTGGCCTGTGGCAGAAATGTCACAGGCCTTAGCCGCGCTACTGCTGGCCGGTCAAGCCGTATAAACATTTTTATAATGTTTGACAACGCGGATTTTTCTGCTATTATGAAGACTAAGGAGAAACGAACATGAACGAAGTTGATCGCGTCATTAACGAAATCAATCTCGGAAAATTCGAGGTTGCATTTCCGACATTGAAACCGCATCCCTTTAACTTTATGGTTTTCAGCGTGGATTTTAATAAAACCCAAAAATGGTCTGCTTATGTGACTACGGGGATTATTTTCTATCGTTACGTTGTCAACATTTATGGCATGGAAATGAAGCTAACGCGCGACGAAAAGAAAAGGCTTGCAAAAGCTTTAGATGGCGCGTATCTTAAAACCCTAGACACTTGGAAAGCCCGCAGGGCTCAAATTAAGGCTGGAACGCATGACTGACGAATATTGGGAAGGTTTCAACGCGGCTAAGTCTAGCGCTTCGATTGATGATAATCCCTATGATCCTTTTGGGACCGATAAGGATTTTGAGGATTGGGGCGAATGGGAGGACGGATTTTTCGCCTTCTGTGAACAATAAGAAAAGGGCTGTGACAAATTTGTCACAGCCCTTAGTCGCGCCGATTTTAGCACACCTGATTCGTTTGTCAAGTTACATATTTGTAATGAGACGGGAATAATTTTGTATGGTATAATATTTGCCCTCGGTATCTGTAACAGCAACAGTTGCTGTTACCGTTCGGCCTGATAGAATTACAAACGTAAAATGGCCGCTAGCGCCGAGTAGAAAATCAAAGTACTAAATCAATGTTACGTGATTTAGTACTTGACCAACAGCATTTTTTATGGTACTATTTAGCATGAATTATGCTGAAATGTCAATCAATAGAAGAATTAACGGAGCTAGTAGGACCAAAGAACCTTGGTCTGATTATGAAGATAATCTAATAATGCTAATGAGAGCCTATAAATATTTAAATAAAGATATTTCGCTTATATTGGATAGGTCCAATACTTCTGTAAAAGCCAGATACTTAATGTTACTAAAAATAGCCTCAAGTCCTTTGACTTGAGGCTATTTTTATAGCTGCGCCGACCTATAAAGTCAAGTACTATTTCAACCAATCCTTATTATAGCGCCGGACCAACAGTGCAAATTCAACAATCTTTTTTACGTGTAAGTCGGCGCGGCGCGCAGTAGTACGTCAACAACTATTTTTGTGTTACGTGCGCAAGCATATCCCGCCCCCCTCCCACTATTATAGCCTGGCGAGCATAGCAATGTCAAGGACTTTTATTAGCGGGCTGCGCCGGCCGTCAAGTACTAAATCAAGGCATGCTTACCACGCGGTAGCAAATCGATGTCAAGTACTAAATCAAGCACTGCCCAAAATAACCCTCGCGGCCAGTCGCTGCATGCCGCTGATTATCTCCGTCCAGCGTCAAGTAAGACTGATTAAGGGAAATTAAGTCTGATTTGTCAGGCGCCGAAGCTATAATGTCAAAAAAAGTTCTAGAAACTTGTTGCTGCCCTTTTAGATAAATCTGTTATTGTTCTTGACTTTCTCGCTTAGCAAGCCTATACTGTTTAAATCAAAGAGAGAGAGCACATGACAGAGTTTCGACGGGGCGAACAACACGGCTACGAATTTTTCAATACGTTTCTACAATCAATGGCCCGATTGGTAAAAGCCGTCTATGATGATAAGGGTAGTGAGGCTGCGGATGAATATGCCGCAGGGTTTCTATATGCGCTAGAAGATAAGATGGCAGATCTGGAGGTAGCAGTTCGTGGCTAGATATGAAGTGACCCTACCTATCGTGGCAGTAGCCTATATGACTGTAGAAGCCGATAGTGCTGAAGCAGCTTGGAATTCTGCATGTGATCTAGTAGATGTGGACGATTTTAGTGAATGGTACCCCGTTAAGCAGGTTACCCGAGGTAATGTTTGTTCCCACCCCCAAAACGAGAGAGAAATCAATGAGCTACTCACCTGAAATGATTGCCGAACTGCAAGAGATCGCTGTTTGGGATTACGCTAAGGCAACCGCGTTTGCTACTAAGCACAGGGTTAAACCTCGTTCCGTTGTTGCCAAGGTTGGGGCACTCGGTCTATCTTATGAGAGGGCTAGTGATGTTTCGGTAACTAAAAAGCCTGCAAAGACTTCTAAGGCCGATCTAGTCGCTGCGGTTGAAGGTAAGCTCATGATCCGAGCCCCATCGCTAGACAAGGTCAACATGGGCGATCTAACCCTACTACTGGAGGCACTTAACGATGCAACTTGATCTTCTAGAACAGATTAGTTTCGAGAATGAGGGTATTATTGCCCTCGTAGACCTAGAAGAGCTTGAGGAAATTACGCAAGTTTCTCTAGGCTCGGATGGCATTATGACCATAGTCCCTGTACGAAAGGAAAACTACAATGCAGTTTCTTAAGTCTATGATGCTAGAAGCAGTAGCTTTAAGTATTCTACTGCTACTGTTGTGTCTACTTATTGTGTTAGTCGTTATGTTTCCTGCTATTTTCCTAGTAGCACTGCTGCTGCTGCTTGAATGCTATATGGTAGGGTCTATTATTACGGAGGAACTACGATAATGCAGTTTAACGAAACCGCAGTACTTATCTCAGATGAAGACGCTAAACTACTTCTAATGGTGGCAGTGGCCACTAATAACAAGATTTTGCTAGGGATGGAGGACATTTTTCAGTGGGCTATGGATATTGGTGGAATTACGCAAGTTTCTCTAGGTCCGGGTGACCGTATGACTGCTCTTCGATATATGTACAATATTCTGCCTGAACTCAGGCCGTAGCAAGTCAAGGGACTTCGTCCCAGCCCGCTCCAGCCCGCTCCAGCCCGCTCTAAACCGTTTTAACACAAAGGAACTCCATGGAAGTTACCCTAAGCCTCAGCCAAGGTATCAAGTTAGCCACTCTGCTAACCAACGCAGCATCCCTCGGGTGCCATGTCTTTGATATGCTACGATACGCAGAAGATGAAAAAGTTTCCTTCACTGTACTACCTAATGAGCTAGAGACCTTCGAACTAGCCAGGGAGTACCTTGAAATTTAATATAAGCCCCAGCAAGTTTGCTGGGGCTTTTTTCTTGACACGACACCCGAAAAATGTTATTATAGTCCCATGAAGTTAGTAAAGTTTGCTATGAAGCAGTTTAATATAAACCCTGAAGTCAAAGTCAAGTACAAGGACATTAAACACTACGCAGAAGTTAAACCCACGAAGAAGGGTTACACTTTAACACTATCTACTAGACACCCCATTCATCCTAAGACAGTTTTTCATGAGTGCGCTCACATCATGCAGTTTGAACTCAAAGGTCTAGTGTACAATGAAGACATCATGCTCTACGACGGGCAAGAGCATAAAGGAACAGATTACTGGTGGTTTCCATGGGAGATCGAAGCTAGAGGATTAGAGGAGGCATTATACCAGACATGGCTTACACGAAAGAAGAAGAAGAAACACTCAAAGAATACCCCGGAACCACGGTCGCCGACATTGCACAGCGACTCGGAAAGTCCACAAGGTCAGTAATCGCTAAACTCTCTAATATGGGAGTTTATCAGACTAAAGCTAAGACTACGAAAGCGGGAGATCCTATAATCTCAAAGCTTGAATTAGTCGCTGAGATTGAAGAGAAACTAGGAGCTGAATTTCCTACACTAGCTAAAGCGGGTAAGGAAGACTTGAGACGACTAGTGGAACTGCTATAACGAAATAACCCCTGAGACTCACAAGGTCTCAGGGGTTTTATTATGTCTAGGATAATTGAACTAGGAATGAGAAATTTGCCGCGGGAGCGGTCCGTGTTAGTTATTACTTAATGGCTTGAGGTAAATTTATGGCTCTCTCAAAACGTGTCTATTTATAGACATAGCTCCAGCCTTGGGCTAAATCACTTCGCTCACCGCTTTGTAGCAGTTGAAAAGTGGAGGTGCCATTAGGTCATCGCGACCCTGCGTAACATTAGCATAAGAAGCAGTAAATCCTTAAGCTTAGGAATGAGTTACATCAGCTTTATACGTAATCTCTTTTGCAGATGCTAAGTTCTCTAGTCGAACCCTTATTCACCTTGTGATTAAAAACGCTTCCTTCGGAGGGGCGCGTTTTCATCACAATTAAGAACTAGGTTCTCCTAGATTAAGAGAGGTTCGTGCGTAGCTAGTTAATGTGAACTTCCTTAGTAATCATACAAGATTATAGCATACGAATCTTTAAAAGTCAAGCGATTTTGACCATATTTCTTACACTATTCTTCGTGGAGGTACCTCATAGAAACTCTGCGTATTCCTCTCCATACTCTTCACTTATCCCGTCCCTATCCTTAGTTTCTCCAGTTGACTCCGCCGCTAAGAAATCTTCAAAGCACGCCCAAGCTTGCTCAAAATCTGTAATATCTTCATCAGCTTTATAAAACTTCCCTAGAGGAGACTTGGCTAACGTAACGCATAGCTCTTGCGTAATAAATAGATAAAAGGCCCGGGCCTCCTCGTCCACTAGCTGCCTAGCCCATAGCTTCTTCCCCCAAGGCGATACGGGTTTTGGGGCCTTTTTCTGGTATTTAACTGCATATTTATCCCCGTCTGTATAGACAGCTACCCAAGTATTAGAGTACTTTTCTAAATCAGACTGGCTAATTCGCACATCCGAGAGCTTTGGGGGTCTCGGTGCATCAACTACGAAAACATTTTTATGATTACCCCACTTAGTAGCCGAATACTTAATTACACTCTTTAGATATTTAACTTTAATAGCTGTAGCCTCTGCTAAAGTAGGTACTTCTAGTACCTCCCTACAATGGGCATCATCGTAATCATTAGCTTTAAAGTACCTTGTAGAATCCTCGGTAACAGCTAGCTTAAAATACGTAGTTTTATTTTGATTGGTGTTAGTAAACGCATGAATCATTATAGTGTACACGGCGCAGTCTCCCATAGTGCTTTTAGAGCTTTTAGTGAAGTATCTCCACTGTATTGAAAGGCTCTAGAAAAGTTAGATACGTTCACCTGTACATATGGTCCTAGTTTGGATACAAAGCGGGAAAAGTCTTTAGCTTTAGATTCTGTCGCAGAAACTTTCCATAATATTGTTGGCTGAATAGATTGGAACTTAGTGCTAGGATCCATAGTAGTATACCCACACTTTAACAAAGTTTCTCCGTTGTACCTAAAACTTAATAGGTAGGCTGTTACAACATCTTCTTTGGCCTCTGGGGCATCTACAGGCGGGATGGGTTCTTTAGACACACAATCGCTAGTAATATAAGGTACTACCGCTCTTGGCAGCCCGTCTAATGTTGCTTTTTTGTATGCTACAGCCTGAGGTACTGTTTCAAACTCGCGCTGCCAAACTAGTTCAACATCTAGTTTGGCCCAAACTTTTTGGTTAGCTACGTACTGATCTACAGTTTTACTAGTATAGCTTACTTTCCAGACCTTGTCCCCGGGGAAATAGTGGCACATTACTATTGTCATTTAGTTTTCCTTTGATTTCTTATCGACTTTGTACCGATTTCTTATCGTATACCAAAATAGGATGTATGTCAAGAACTATTTTATCGAGGCCCTTCCAAATAATATCCATTGTTATTGCCAATCCGCACACATCGTGGGGTGGGTTCAACCTGCACAGCCCCGGCCTGTCGCTTCAGCTGCACTTCTACCGCAATACATGTCTCAGTAGATGCCTCCCAATAAGAAAGAAGCTGCACAGGATATCCTAGAAGCCACGACTTACGGTGGCATGTTCCAATCTTAACGATGCCTTCCTCAACCCGTGCAACATAGACACACGCCTCAGGACCTAGTCGATCCCAATCCCCGCACAAAGCTTTAGCGGCAGACCACGAACCAAAACGCCGCAGTACCTCACGGTACTGCGGTGCTTCTGGTGCCTTCTTAAATTGCGCGAGCGTATAGCGCGCTACTAATCGCAGCAGCTCAGAGTCGGTCAATATACGCCTCAAGCTCCGTTAATGCAAGCCTAATAAATATGGCGCTGTCCCGACTTGTGGCTAGGTTTAGCCGGTTCTTATAGGTTTGTCGAGCCATTTCTAGCCAGTGAATAAGCTGTTTACGTTCTTCCTGCTTTTGATTCTCTTCAATAAAGGGCTTCAGCAAGAACTCCGTAATATCCGCTGTTATGTTAGGGAAAAGTTCCAGTGCTTTAATAGCTTTATCAAGCTTAGTCATCTGCTGCTAGTTCCTTCAATGCGGCCGACATAGTGTCCGGCGTTAGATGAATGTAAAAGTCCTCTCCACTAGGAAGTTCATAAATAAATCCCGAAGGACGCGTATATTGACCTCGTTCCCTAGTACGATACTTCCTCAAAGCTTCCGCCTTGATTCCGTAATCGTTGTACTCGCACTTAAAGTCTTCGTAAAAGTGCAGTAGATCTTCAAGCCATTGATCAATCATACTAGCACTCATGATAGTAGCTTATCCCGTAGAATTTTATAGGTTTCTTCCTTAATCAAGAAAGTCTCTCCGCTCATAAATACTAGGCGAATCCCTTCCTTTTCAGGTTCCGTTTGAATTAGGTGTAGTAGGCTACATAGATGCGGCTTACCATGAATATCTTTAATTTCACTAAACATTTTCTTCTTCCTTAAATAATCTATATTCTAGAGGGTCGTAAGTCCATACGTCATAGTAGCAAGTTTTATTCACGTAAAACTTGCCATCTATATAAGTACATAGAGCCCACTCTCCTCCGGTAATGCGATAATTGTCTATCTCGCACTCCCATGTATCAGATTTTACTAGTGCTTGGGTACCATTCTTAAGCATTCCATTCTCCTGGATAATGAACTCCAATGCCACCCGCAGCGCGGAAAGCCTCAATATTTGGCAGATGGTCATCAATCAGCGTGACTCCTGGCTCCGCGAACTGAGCTTTCTGCCTACCACTAATAGTAGCACAGAAGGGCACCTTTGTCAAGATCGGAATATTAGTTGCTAACCAACGTATCTTCTGTTCAGCGACTATAGCGGTGTCGGCAAACTGTCCTACGCTAGTGAGAATAGCGAGCTGTTCCAGCCCGTGATCCGCAATCAAACCATTAACAAGATCCCACGCTCCGTCCATGATGGGACTATGCGCGAAACCATTCCGATCCACATATTCGGGTAAATACTCCTTAAATAGCGCATCTCTGGAAAAGTAGGTTCATACCCTAGCATATCGTACATACCAACCTCAAGATCCGCTAGTACGCCATCCATATCAATATATATCAAGTTTTTCATCCTCTCTGTACGAAATCTTACGAGTACCACGTTCTAGAGCTTCTACTCGTTTCTCTAGTTCTTGTGCTTGCTTCCACCAACGCATTTCAAGTTCTGCAATTTCGGGAAGTTTACCGCACTCAACTGCGATCATTTAGTGTCCTTTCACTTGAACAGATCTAGCACAGTTTGGACATTGAATAGTATAAGAGGTATCCCTAGTTCCATCCCAGTCACGGTAACTCCGTGCTTGGACCTCCTTCAACGTATATTCTAGAATAGAAGCGCACTGGCCACAAGTAGTACGTTTAACCGCTCGTTCGTCCTTACCAATAATCTTAACCATTAGGTCTTCCCTCGTATCCATAAGCTCGCCAATATCGTTGAGTGTTTTCTGTAGGTTCGGAACTTGTTAGAAAGCACTCATATGGCACAGCCTGCTTTTTAGCTACGCCTTTCTCATTTAGTTCCCATACACTAAGTGCAGTATATAGGCCAGTAATCTCAGCTTTAACGGCCAACGAAGTGACTCCACTCTTTAAATACAGCTTTCGGTGTATTGGCGTGATAAGCACTTTCACTTGTGTAGAGCATTAGTAGTCCTTGTGACACTCTATGACATTTAGCTTCGAATTGCCCCAGACACGTCTGGCCATTGTAAACTCGGTACATTTAGTTCCTCCATACATTGAATCGGGGTGAATTCCCCACCATTTAGAAGTCTAACAGCCTCTGTAATATGTTCATCTAGTAGACCAAACTGTCCGGGAGTGTGAACTCGTGGCTGCCACTCGTAGAAGTCTGAATCATCATCTAGAATAACGTACGCAGTAAGTCCTGGACAGTTCTCTACCCAGTCGGCTACTTCACGACCCCGGAAGCCATTACGAGCCGAGCCCGTGATCCCAACACATTCTAGTGGCGCTGCGGCTTCAAAAAACTGCTCATTCCACCACTCTATACTAGTACCAATGATCTTACGCCAGGTAGAGCTGATAACGATTTTAGCTCCTGTCTCTGTGGCAATACTTGATAGTCGTACCAGAGCGTCAGTATCCCAGTTAGTCCAATCAATTTCATTAACCCAGTTGCCCTCATGCATAGATTGCCAGTTATTTAATACGCCATCAATATCAAGAAAAATTACTTTCATGTGTCCTCTGTTATCTTTTTAATACGCAAAGCCTCTTGCTCTGCCACTATATTACATACATTTTCTAGCTCAGGACATTCCCTAGCCGAATAATACTGAATATTAGTTTGGCCGCATGTAATACTCCAAGCCCTATCTCCATGTAGCCTAAGTAGGTGTACTGGGTGTGGTATTTCAACAATTTTCATGTGTAGTACACCCACCCCTGCTCTTCCTCGTCCCAGAAGAACCCGTAATCTTCTATCCCTGCGTTAATATCTGCCCCAAATACCCAGATTTCTTCAGGTAGGGAATAAACGCTAGTCGCACCTGCTTTTTCTAGCAGTTGCATTCCAATAATAAAGTCTCTCATAATTTTCTCCTTAGTCTATATAATACAAAAAAATAGCCCAAAAGTCAAGAAGACTTTTGGGCTGCGGTTTTTTAAACTTCTAATAGTCGTGGTTTCAAGCCGGGAGCGCTTAATACATGGTAGCCATCTACGATGGCAGCTACCATATGTTTAGAACCGCAATAATAGCAGAATTCACCTATTGAGTAAATTCGCTTAATTACCTCAATTTTACTAGCCCCTGACTTAATACACCGCATACCACTGTCTAGGTGGATATAAAGATTATCTTCTTTACGGACAGTACCCTCGTAACTAACTCGTACAGTATCACCGATACGCATTATTGAACCCCAGAGATTACTAGAGGCTTAATTGAAGTACGAATAGGCTTATCGCTGTAAATGTACTTGCTAGTAGTCTGAATATACTGATCTTCGGTCGTCCAGAAGTATACATAAGGATCACTAGAACCATACGTACCTTCATCGCTGGGAGCATCTACGCGAGCGTCACAGTTGTATTCACTACAGTCAACTTGCTTAAAAGTATCCGGACTAGTAAGACGCTTAGACCCACTAGTGACTTTACCCTTGACCGAGGCATACATAGTAGGCTGGCCCGCTTCATTAAGTAGTAGAATGAAGCCAATTTGACCAGGGTTACTAGTAAGTTCTAGACGCTTCCGGATATTATCAATTTCAGCATTTTCACTGAATTGGATCTGTTCCGCAGCCTGAGCGGCTTTACTAGCTTGTAGAGTCTTATTATCTTGTCCCGTAGGGGTAGCAACATCACACGCTGCTAGAGACAGAATAAGCCCTAGGGCTAGGATAGAACGCTTAATCATTCGCAGATTTCCACATCAAGAGTTTCAGGGAGGTTCTTAGAGCGGAAGAAGGCTCGGTTAAGCTTCATAGCGTTCGCATTATAGTTATTAGCAAGTTCGCGGCAGCTCTGCTTTACTGCACTGAGTTCCATACGAAGTCGTGCACGCTCCTCGTGTTCTGTGTCAGTAAAAGTCTTATATTCACTGATTTGAGCCGCTCGCGTATTGTATTGAGCGTTAGTATTGAAGAACCACTCATAACTATAGATGATATTATCAGTTTCCAGAGTCTTATTGATAACTCGTGAGGGTGCAGTTGCAACAGAGTTAACTGTTGATAGGACCGCACAACCTACGGGGACGCCCACAGAGAGTGCCACCACGGCTACTAGTGCGATAACTTTAGATGACATTATTAATCCTTTTAATAAACCACGGACGAGCCCGCGCGCTGATATGTTTACCTAGTGAATCAAGGCCGTTGGCCTCAATTGTATCGGCTTCTTCCTTCATAATATCATTGTACATCCAACGTAGAAACGCTGCAATGTCCTTAATATCTTTAGCGTTAACTTCGACGAAGCCTTGTTCTAGGCGAGCTTCTGTGACGGAGTAGTCAAGAAAGCTTTGAATGTTTGCTAGGGCTTCTACATCAATAGCAGCAAGGGTTTTCACTTTGCTAACGCTATGCTTTTCGCCCTTAACCTTCATCCAGAACTTTGAGCTTTCCCACCCTGGAGTAATACAAGTCCAGACAATGCCCTCTCCCACCCCTGAAGTACCAAAAGCTTTACCTACAGGACATTCAGCTTCAACAGCTTCAGTAAACTCAATTAGCTTATTTTGGCTTAGTTCAGGACAGTTGAAATCAATGGTAATTGCTTCATGATAAAAATCAAGAATATTGAAAATATACTCATGATTGCAGTAGTCCACTTCATTAATATCTAGCCACTCAGAAGTTCCATGTTCGTACTCTACACGAACAGCAAAGTATACAAACATCTTAGGTAGCTCGCTAATAGCCACACCCTTTTGGATACCCTGACCACACCATTCACCAAAAATAGTGATGCTCTTAGGGGCTTGTAGCACTACTTCCTGAATAGTAATAATTAGATCAGCTACGTCCCCGTCTTTGCGAGGTGCCATATATGCATAAAATCCTGCATTATCGTCTCCTTCGGAAAGGACACGAGTACGGCTTTGGAAACTAATGAGGTCAGATCCACAATCATAGTGGATAGCAGCATTAGTACCATGCAGCTTAGTGGTGCCTCGGAAAGTAAGAGTCGGTAGTGTTCGATTATGGTCGTAAACTGGTTCTCCTGCTCCATCAAGACCTGCAAAACGATAGTGCGCCTTAACTTGATGGATAAGGTGCCTATACTGTTCAATACTTGGGAATTTAATCATTCTGTCTCCTTAGTCTTTATAATATCAAGTTTTAGCGGGCGGATCAAGAACTTTAATGGGCGAAGCTGTTAACCACTTCAACTAGTAAAGTATTTTCGTCTTCTAGCCAGCTATACTCATCTAGAATAGCTTCGTTTTCTTCTTCCAGCTGCCGAATTTTACGGTTAGCTACATTTAGCTCAGACTCCAGATCTTCGATACGAAGATGTAGTTCATCCTCTGAGTCTTCAATCAAGTCCCGAATTTTAGTGGTTAGATCGTGCATCTTTGATTCCTTCCAAAAGTAAATAAAGCATGGTTAAACAAATTGTTGTAGAGATCATAACCACAGCTCCTATGGGAGCCATAAATACTAAAGTCCAAAACAGCACACAGTAGACAACAATTAGGGCACGCATACCTGTATAATCCTTTCAGGTTGAACGTCGCGATCATTGAAAACCGCAATACTTAGAAAGCCAGTATAGTAGGCTGCGGTATCAAGGTTACAACGATGTGGTAGATTTTCTACCTCAGCCATCCGTTTATTACGGTGCGTGTGAGTATGTCCATGCACAACGTAATAAGGAAGCCCCCCGTGATCTAGGAAAATATCCCGGATCCATACTAGAGTTTCAGGTTCCTGCTCCGCTAGTGAGTGCCGGGGGTCAATACCTGCGTGTACAAAGACACGGCCCATCTTGTCTTCGTAATAGTATCGTAAGTCTTGAAGCCATTCAATATGAGCTAGAGGAACTTTACCCTGGTATGAGTCAAGGGTTTGGGCACCCCCATTAATATCCCACATATAGTGCTGCCCATTAAGTAGGTAGTCTAGCATAAGAGTTTCATGGTTGCCCATAAGGAAAATATGGTTGGCAGGATCAAGACCTATTAGTCGTTCGATAACTGCACAGCTATCAGGACCTCGGTCCACATAATCCCCTAGGAAGATCGTGAGCTTTTCTCCTTCAAAGGTAGCAATCTCAGCAAGAGCAAGCTCTAGCAGGTCTGCTCGCCCATGAATATCACCGATTGCGAACGTAAGCATAAAATTCCTCCGTAGCTGGTTTGCTGAGATTAGTAGTTAGGCTTGCCCCTTCCCAAATTACAGTATTACTTCCTAAATACAAGCCCATACTATTTGAGCTACGAGATACAATAACTCTATTAGCTTCTAAATCTTTATAAGACTTAGAAATCTCTTGATCGGGACTTACGTAAAACGCATTAGTGCCATTTGTAGGGGTTGTTACTCCTGCGTAGCCATGGTCTACTTTAACCCCTGTAAATGTTGCAGTAAACTTATCCCCAATCTTCAAGTCTTTAAATTTCATGCTTTTTCCTTTTCAATAAAAATAGCTTCACTGAGCTTAATAAGGGTGTCTTTGTGATTTGAGGCCCAGTTAATGCGAATAAAAGGGTCTTCTCCGAGCTCAACACTACATACAACCCCTACGATTCCCGTAGCTGACCGTACAAACATTCCTTTTTTTGCATAAAGTAGTGCCAAACGACGTAGTTCCTTTCCCTGTTCCCGACTAATTCGGCAACGATCTAGAGCCTCAGCTCCATCTAATAGTAATTTATGTATGGTACACCTTTTTGATTCCAAAGAATTTAATAGCTTTAGCACAGCCGGGGCAGGGCTTAGCCAGCCCACGCTCCCCAGCACGCCGCACTCGAAGCACATACATAGTAGCGCCTCGAATATCTTCTTTAGCATTGATGATAGCGTCAATCTCTGCATGGAGATAGATCGCCTTTTTATGCTTACAAAATTTAGCCATAAGTGGGTGGGTCTTATTTTTATTAAACCCAATGCTCACTAGGCGCTTCTTCTTTACAATGCAGGCTGCCATGCGCTGATTACCACTCGGCTCAAGAGCTTCCGCAATCTTATAAAGAAGGTCAAACTTTTTCATATCCCATAATAGCCCAAAAAAGCTAGGGAATCAAGACATATTTACTGCTGAGCATAAAATTTATGTGCCCCTATCTTAACCGTAAAACGGAACTTTAAAGCCCATCCTGGTTTATATTTTCCAGAGTAAAAGTGGGTTGCTCCATCTGTGGGATCTTCTGTTTCCCCTTGTAATACAGAACGAGCAACATCACGGGCATCTAGCCACGCCTGTCCATATGGTGCTTGTACTGTCTTACATGTCCAGCTAAACTCGCAGCCTTTGAACACTGTTTTGCATATCTTTCCTCCTCTGTTTAATACTACGTGAGCCACGGCTTCTTGCCCCGCTCTTCCTTCTCCTCGGGCCTCATAGTAGACCACCTGTGCCATGCACATTAATCCATCCATATTGTTCTCCTCAGATAAAAATATAGGGGCCAGTTACGGCCCCTATAGTCTTATACAGTCTTTGCTTCTGTCTGTCGCTTGCGCTCTCGCACAACAGCAGACTTTAGCTTACGGCGCCTCATATCACTAGGCTTTTCATACCGTTCTTTTTCCTGTAGCTTCCTGAACATCCCATCCTCTGCTAGCTTGCGCTTTAGAGACCGGATCGCACGATCCACGTTATTATTCTTTACTTGTACTTGCAATTTTTAACTCTCTGTCCATTCAATAAAATCAACACATCCACCGATGTATTCTCCGTCCACGAAGATAACGGGAGCTGTGGCGGGTACCCACCCTAGAAGATTAATCCAATCTTGCATGCTAGGAGAGTACCAGTCTAACTCCTCAATATCGTAACCTAGCTCGTCGGCCAGGTTCTTAGCTTTGTCGCACCATTTACAATTTGATGCGGTATATATTTGAAAACTATTTTGCATTATGTGATTCCCATGCTTCCATAAACTCTAAAATTTCTTCTTTAGTTACGGAGCCCTTTGTAGATAGCCAGATATATAGTTCGTCACACAAGTCCTGGCTAACGGCTGTGTCATTATGTAAATGCTTAAGAATAACTGCATTTAGTAGCGCAGTAATACAAGCATAAACAACAAATAGTATAGTTACTAGGGCTATTAATCCCCAAATTAGTTCCGCCATCCACCACCTTTATATGTTGCGTATAAACACCCTACAAGCATTATTAAGCTTAAACCAATAATCAAATGTTAAATTCCTTCTGAAAAGCAGCGTTCTCGCCATTATAGCCACGAGGATTGGCACAAACACGTGTCTGGCCAATCATGTAGTCACTAGTAGCATGCATATGTCCGTGAACCCAAGTGTTAATCTTACCTGTTAGGATAAGATGATCAAGGTCACTAGCGTACCCGGCATTTAAAGGGTCGCCCCTATATTGCTCACTAATACTTTGGTAACTGGGGGCATGGTGGCTAATAACAATCATACCGGGTTGGTAACACTTATTAAGTCCATCTAGAAATTGAAGATGATATTCAATAGCATTCCGAGGGCTAAACTTAAGGTACTTATACTTAATGAGTCTGAAATCATTCATTCCATTCTCAACCTGTATCATAGCCATTGGGCTACCGCAGGCCATATTAGTCCATAGTGTGCCTCCGTAAAAGCGCTGACCTTCTAGATCAATAAACTCATTATCTAGAAGGTGCAACTGAGGCCACTTAGCTCGGATAATCCCGGCGCTTTTTTCAAAACTACCCCTATAATGCTCATGGTTACCCATAACCATAACAACATGCTTATACGCTGAGAAAGCCCATTTGAAGAAATCTTCGTACACAGCTACTTGGCGTTGGTATGGGCTATCTACACCCCGGGTTAGATGCTCCGCAACTAGAATATCGCCAGCTAGAACTAAAATATCTCCGCCTTGGCGCAGACTCATCGGTCCAAACTCAAGGTGGAGGTCACTCATTAGATGGATTTGCATAAATCTAGTGCCCTCAGCCAAATGGGGTGATCTTTAATACGCATACCTTCTAGCAGAAGTAGCTTTTCTCTGGCATACTTCTTGCCAAAATCTGTACCTACTAGATCACTCATGTTATGGATGACATCAGCACATTTAATTATCTGTACTTTGTCGGACTGATCCCACGTGTGGTTCCGGTCCATAGCCTTACGCACGGCGCGATTACCATCGCTATGCTTACTAACATTAGTGAGACCCAGAACAAGTAGTGCGACTTCCTCTCCAAATACAGTTTCAATATTATCAATACTTACGCCAGTATCTTCTACTGTATCATGAAGGTACGCTGCACAAAGCATTGCGTCTCCGGAAACGTACTCACCTAGGATCTTAGCTACAGCAAACGGATGGGTATAGTAAGGTTCCCCATTATACTTACGCTTTTGACCAACGGATTGGTGGGCTGCTACACAAAAGGCGGCAGCTGCATATTGTAGCGCGTTCATCGAATTCCTTCTCCATCACATTCTTCACAGTGTTCACCATCGGCCCAGCCTGTTCCATCACAGTAAGGGCATTCGTCTTCTACGTAACCTTTACCATGACATTCCTGGCAAACTTCCCAACGTTCTTCATCAGTGTCGGGATCGTGTTCCCAACCACCTTCGCCCTTACAGACGTTACAGGTCATTACATGAATCCTCCTTGGAAAGCGTGCCATTGTTCTAGCCAGTCCTCCGAATTCATTTCCATTGGATACGAGTCGGGGTCTTTAAAGTTACTCATATGCCATTCATGGGCAAAACGAGTAACTTCTTGTCTTAAATGCTTTTCAAACTCACTTAGAGACGGCACGCTTAGCAGGTCCCCAGTAAGAGTCAGCAGTAACCCTAATAAAAGGCTTATTAGTAATGCTTTTATCAGGGTTAGGCACAGTAAGCATAACCTTTAGACCCTTCTGCCAGGCAGCGACCTTATTGGCCATCTTATCTAGCGTAGAAAGGGTAAAGCTCATGTTAGTGCTCGTGTGCAGACCCTTGCTTGTCTTCTTTTTGCGTAGACGCTTCTTGCCCATATCTCTTTTCCACTTTTTTCAAAAAATTACTAGAGCCATATTCCATCTGGCCATACTTAGTTAGGACAAAGTCTCCCCAAATGCCTATGGCTTTAAAGTTTATGTCTGTTGTCATGTTCTTATAATAGCTGAGATAGGGCTCAAAGTCAAGAACAATTTTAAATCTTGCCAGGCGCCGACCATCAAATCAGGCTTCCTGATTATTACTTACGTGTGACCGTACTTTAATTTAAATCTTGACTTTCATAGGTATTTCATCTATACTGTGTAGATAGATAGGGAGACAAGTAGAGTCTCAAGTCTGGGAAGGCGTACATGCTCCTAATTATAGGTTGCTTTGTCATTATGGCTTGCGAACAATATAGATATGGAAAACAACAGGGTATTTCTCAAACCCTAGATTATTTACGAGATCAAGGAGCGATACAGTTTGCCGACGATGAATGAGTTAATTAGCGCAGCCAAAGAATTTCTGATTGAATCAGAAGACCTTCTAGACAGTGGGTTGTTTATCGGTGATAAACCTACATCTTATTTAGCAGCATTAGAGGCTCTTCAATGGTATATTGATGAGGCTCTTGACTAATCCTGTTTGAAGACTTGTTCGAACGCACTTAGGACACGCGGGGGCAGTGCCCGCCGCCTTCACCACAACTACTAGGGTATACCGGCTAGGAACTCTGATCTGAGCAATGACTCAAGACTTTAGTAGCGATGAAAACTCTAGTAGTTTTGATGGGGGCGACACAGTATTCGACCTAGTGTTAATAGAGATAGTTTAGGGATGAGTAAGGAACGACTCACGATCAGTCCAAATTTATAACTGCTAACGATAACGAAAGCATGAACGAAGACCTTTACGCCCTAGCGGCCTAAAGCGAGTTCGGGGCCTGATGGGAGCCTGTCAACAGAATCCCATCACTTTAAGTAAGTGCACAATAGAGGATAAACCTTAGGGCTAGAACTCGGCGGCAAGAGACTTGTGTACTTTCTTAAAGTGGAGAATAAAATGAATTATGTAGTAGCGGCTAAGTGGCCTTGTGGTACTATGAATATCTATACTTATGGTGAGGATATTCAGAAGGGAGATATGGAGTCAGCCAAAGGATTCCTAGAGTACGTCCAATTTATGGAACCAAGTAAAAACTGGAACATTTACGAAGTGGAATTTAAAAAACTATGAGAATGTATTGTATTTATAGCCGCGAGAGCGTCAAGAAGATGGGCGGTAATCGCGGTAAGATGGCAGCTATGGCTGGACACGCGTATCTTCATGCGTTTTGGGATGCTCTAGAATTAGATCCCCCTTTTGCTGCGTATACTTATAAACATAGTGATAAAGCTCGTAAAATCGCTCTTATTGTTGAAACTGACGTAGAGCTAGAAGAAATCTATGCTCAATATGAGTTTCTTATCGGCACTACTAAAGTAATTGATTCTGCTCTCACCGTATTTACAGAGCCTACTCTAGCGTGTATTGGTCTCGGTCCTTGTGGAGAACTTGATATCCCTGGTAGCAAGATTTTTCTTTAATGGCATACTACGCGGTAGAACAGGCTGTAAAATTAGCCGATAAACAACTTTCAACTCTTAAAAAGGTACTAAACGTGCGTCAAACTACAGAACTAGAACGAGAAGTAAGCACCCTAGTTTATAAACTAGCACGCCTTCGTACTGCCTCTAATGGGGTGGTAGATGAAACCAGAGCAATGTTAGCACATAATGCTATTGGTGAGATGAAGCAGCAAATTTTTAGAATCGAGAAGCTATTAGATGCGGTACTTTATAAGTGACACACACTTCAGCCATGAAAAGTGCTGGAGTACGTTCAAGCGCGTAGATGGTTCGCCTCTACGCACTTTCTCGTCAACGGAAGATATGGATCAAACAATGATCCGTAACTGGAATCAAACCGTTAAACCCGAAGACAGCGTGTACCACCTAGGCGACTACGTTATCAACCGTAAGCATATGCATATTGGACACCAACTACAGGGCCGAAAGCGTCTAGTGCGTGGTAACCACGATATCTTCAGAACTTCCGAATATATCGGGTTAGGGTTTGAAGAAATCTATGGTGTATGGGTAGATCCTAAAGCGGGTATTATTTGCTCGCATATTCCTATCCACCCGGAATCAATTAAGCCCGACTGGATTAATGTTCACGGCCATCTACACTACGGGCGCGTTCTTCTTCCTAATAAGCAGGTTGACAAACGTTATGTCTGCGTCAGCGTAGAAATGACAGACTATAAACCCGTTACACTAGAATGGATCCGAGCTCAAATTTAATTCTTGACAATAGCCTCTATGCATGCTAGTATAGAGGCTATTAGGAGATCTGGACATTAATATTTTCATTCTTGACGATGACCTTGATAAATCAGCGGAGTATCATGTC